CCGCATCGGTCTACGCGCCCTTGCGGGCTGTGATGGTGCACGGATTAGGAAGCAGGCCGCCGGGTGGGGCCGCCCTTGCATGACCTCGCCGCAGCGACGCCAAGACCTCCCGCTCCGTCTCGTCGCCGGTCGTGCCGGCTATGGGCTTCGGAGCGGGCGAGCGCGCTGACCTGCCATCGGGGCGCGCTATAGCTCTGGCAGCCCGCCGGCTCCGAACTCGTTGGCGCCGTAGCGCCGAAAACTTGACCGGGCCTTTGTCCCGCGCCGTCCTCCGCGATCAACCGGAGAGCCATCGGTTTTGTACGCCCGGCCGCATTGCCCGCATGTTGCGCTTCGTCGAGAGGCGTAGCGAGGAATGAACCGACGGCATGCCGCCGGCGGGTGTCAGTCCCTCAAACCATCGCGGCCGGGGATGCCGTCTCGAATACCCTCGATGGTCAGCCCGCCCCAGCCCTCGAAGCGGACGATCGCCATGATGATCTCGCGCATCTCGCTCTCCGCTGCTCGAAGCCGGCCGCCGAGGGGGAGCACGGCGACCGGCCTCTACGCCCCGGCAAGCCGGGAGGGGGGATCTACCAACCCGTGTCTGTCACCGACTATCTTCGGTTTCGGTTCGGGAAGTGGGAGTACGTGAGGGCTCACTGTCGGTCCTATCCGACAAGTTAACCCTCACGCAGCTTCCATTGTCACTACCAAGCAACTTGGGGGCCCTTCGGGGCCCCTCTTTTTTCCCAGCCGTAGACGGCGGCGCTCCGAACTCGCGTCGGCCGAAGCCAACCGAATCGAAAAAGCCCGAACCGGACACACCAGTGCGAGCATGCATTTCTTGGACAGACCTTCGCTGATTTGCTCCGCTTCGTCAAGCATCGAATAGGCCGGCGCCCGTCATGCGGCCGGGTTGATGATCCCTGACACCGGGCGCGCGCCGTCCGCCATTGCGGACCGCATCCGCTGCGGCGGCGCGCCGAGGTGCCAGTGCCGCACCAGAGCGTCGAGACCGAATAGCAGCGCCTCCAGCGTCCCCGGACACGCCGTCACGGACTGCTCGCGGACGATCACGAGGTCGAGGGCGCCGAACACCCACCAGTCCGCAGGGGATACCTCCCCTGCCCCGCTCTCGCGCGCCACGGCCCGCGTGATGGCCTGCATCGCCCTGTCGTACTGCCCACCGGACCGGCGCTCGGCGATTTCGTCCCGCACGCCGAGGATGCGGTCGCAGCGGTCCTCGTCGCTCTCCGGCTCGCCGGCGCTGTCGAGGCCGTCCGGCTCCTCGATGCCCGGGGCCACGATCTGCCCGAGGGTGGAGCCGACGCGCACCGGCGCGGCCAGAGCGTCGAACATCTGCCCGACGAGCGATCCCCAACGCTGCCCAGCCTCATAGCGGGCGTTTGCGATCTCCTGCCGATCCTCTCCGCTGTCCGGCGTCAGCAGGCCGAGGAGCCATGCCTGGCCGAGCGACGTGGCTGCCGCTTGCGATGAGCGCTTTTCCGGCGGCACGGCGCGGCGATGCGGTTGATCGAGCGCGGTAAGGCGCGGATCGCGGCGCTGTCCGGCCCGGGAGGGTGCGCCGCTCGGGGTGCGCTTCACCTGTTTTCGCTTCCGTCCGGCTTTGGCCATGTGGTGGTGTCCTCGACGTGGTGGTGGGCGGTGGTGGTGGATCACGGGCTCGTGATCGAGATATTTTCAATGCACATCAAAAATGCCTTGCAGCGCTCATTTTCTATGTGCATATTAAATCCATCGAAGACGCGCTGAGGCGCACAGGGGAGAGACGCAGATGACCCGCACCGAGTTCGACGCCCGCTTCGCCGCCACCGAGCAGAACACCGAGGGCTACTCCGCTTCCGCGCTGGCCGAGATCAATGACGCGGTGTTCGCACGGGTCGCCGGCCTCGACCTTGACGACGAGAGCCTGAGCGACGAGGTGAAGAACGGTTTCGCCCGCGAGATGAACGCGCGCTGAGCGATGCCTCCCACCAAGCCCACCCGCCAGAGCAACAGCCCCGCCGCGGCCAGCGACGGGGTTTCTGCTCGTCCCGGCCGGGGCCGCCCTCGCGTCGCCGAGGCTGACAAGGCAGTCCGCATTGCCATCACCCTGTCGCCTGCGGCTCTCGCCATACTCGACGAGCGAGGCGCTGGACGCTCGCAGGAGATCGAGCGCCTGATCCGCGAGAGCGCCAAGCGGCAGTGAGGTGTCCCGCCCACCGCAGACCAGCACGCGCATCACCGCGCCTCCCCGACAGCCGCTAGGCTGCGGCCGGCGACGCTGGCCGGGCACGGAACCGCCGCCGACGCAAGCCGTTGAGCCTCACCACGATTGGAGGCGACGATGCCGACGGTAGAGTTTCGGATTGAAGGCTCAGAGGGAGCGTGGCGCATCCTCGGCGCGGGTGATCCCACCATGTCGTACGTCACGAAACAGGGCGCGTTCGATGCGGCGGTGACCGCGGCAGGCACCGCGATCAAGCAAGGGAGCGCTGTGCTGATCTCCGTTGCTGGCAGCGACCCGGGAGAAAGCGCGCTCGGCGATCGAACCACAGCGTAGCCGCGGATAGCTCTGGCTGCTCGGGTGTCTCGGGATGTCATGCGGCGGCTCCCGGCGTCACACGCCCGTGCGCCTCATCCTCGCACCACACGCAAAGCGTCTTGCCGTTGGAGAGCGACCACAGGGTGTCGTAGTGCTGGCGGGCCTGCCCGATGGTGGTGATGCCAAGGCGTTCGATCATCGACGAGAGCGGCTCGATGTGGTGAGCACGCAGGGACGAGGTCGCACCACATTCCATGCAACCCCGATCTCTGGCGCGAACGGCGTCGGCCCAGTTCTTCTGCATCCCGAAGCTCGACATGCCCACACGGTCGCGCCGGATGCGCTCGGCGAGGGAATTGCGGTTCGCGGTCATGCGCCGGCTCCGTCGGCAGTGGCGTGGTCGAACAGGTGCGGGGCACGGCGGCGCGCTACGTCCTCGCTAGAGGCGGCGATCAGGATCCGCCGCTGCATCTCGTCCGGGAGGTTGCACGAGAGGTATCCGGGTTCTCCGCCGTAGCGGTTGCCCCAGTGGCCCCGGCGATAGAGGGCGACGAGCGTGTCGATGCTGACAGTCTCGGCTGGAGGTGGGGCGGCGGGTGGCGGCGCGGATGAGCGGCCGCGGTTGTCGTAGGCGCCCTCGCGGAGCTTGGTGAAGCTCTTGGCCTGGAGGAAGAAATCCAGCCCCGGCCGCCAACTGCTGCTGTCGGTGCCCTTGACGAGGAAATCCGACCGGGTCCCGCGATCGAGAGCGGCGAGGAAGCCGTCGACCCCGCCGGCCTCTGCGATGCGGCCGCGCAGCCTCTTGCGCCGGTCAGCGTTGAGGGTTTCGGCTACCGGCCAGCCGACGCGGTGAGCGCGCTCGTTGTAGCCGTCGAAAGCTTCCTTCGCCTCGTCGCGCGCGGTATCCGAACGTAGTGAGGATACCTCTTCTCTAACTTCTAACTTCTGAACCTGCGCGCGATGCTTGAGCCCGGCTTGATCTAACTCTCTGTTTTCGTTGGCTTCGGCAGCGTTTTCGGCTCGCTTTAGACCACCTTTCGAGCCATTTTCAGCGAGAATTCGAGCCGTTTTCGCCGCGGTTTCGAGTTCCTTCTCCGCTCGGTGGTTCGTCAGATGGCCGTCAATCTCGACCAACTTTCCGGCCGCGACGAGCGCTTCTCGCAGGCTCGACCACTTCCGCAGCGACACGCCGCACACGCCGGCGAGCCACCGAGCGTCATCCGGGATCGGCCCGCCGCGGTCGTAGATCAGATCGAGGCAGAGGCTATAGGCGCCCTTCTGTTCCAAGGTGAGCCCGAGCGAGCCGTGAACGAAGGCAGCGCCATAGCGCTTGTACCAGGGGCGCCCGCTCATGAACGCGCCGCCCATTGGGCCAGCGTCTTGTCCCGCTTCGACAAGTTGCAGGCAGCACAAGCCACGACGATGTTGCTGGCGGTGTCAGGGCCGCCGCGAGAGACCGGGAACAGATGATCGAAGTGGAACGGGCCATCTGTGTCGCCGCAATACACGCAGCAGCGCCCATCCCGCATAAGTGCCGCGACTTTTGCTGAACGCGGGATCGGCGACCGCGTTGATGGCCTGCTAATCCGGATAAGGCCCTGATCAACAAGCCTCAGGCGACCGCTGCTGCTCTTAAAAAAGCGCAAGATTGCCGGCTTCGCCACCCGCAGCTCTCGAAGGGCGCATCCAGTCATGCGAGCGAGTGCCGCGTCATCGTCCGGCAGTGACGGATCGATGCAGGCTTCGCTGAACTGCGTGTGTACCGCTTGCGATGCGGCGGCCCAGACGAGCCGCACCAGAATGCCCAGCTCCGAGATAGACAGGCCATCAATGCTCGGCGACTGCCCGATCGTAAGCGAAACGCTATTTAGATTTGGCCACTCTCCGTTCCAATACTTGTCGCTCAAAACGGCCTCCTCTCAAGATCACGGACGACGTTGGAGGCAATGTCGCAGTAGGCTGTGATCGTCGCCGTCGGCCCCATGCGTTGCTTCAGGATCGAAAGCTCAATCTGGTTGGCCACCATCTCCAGACGGTGTTCCTCCTCCTCGGTGCGCACCTTGCGTTCGAGGTGGTAGCTCTCGCGGTAGACACCGACGACGACGTCGGCATCCTCCTCGATCGCCCCGGACCAACGCAGCGCCGACAGCGAGGGGCGCTTGTCGTCGCCGGTCTCGCTCGACCGGTTGAACTGGCAGAGCGCCAGCACGGCCACATCGAGCTCCTTCGCCAGCGGCTTCAGAGCATTCGAGACTTCGGTCGTCTCCTGCACCTTGTTTCCGGCATAGCGGTTCGACGCCTTGATGAGCCCCATGTGGTCGATGACGACGAGGTCGAGGCGCCTTCCGGTCTGCGCCATCTCGCGGGCGACGCGCCGGGCGCGGGCGACGATCTGCGAGACGGTGAGGCCCGGCTGTGGCTCGATCAGCAGCGGCAGGTGCTGCAACGACTGCTGCGCCTCAATCAGCCGCTCAAGGTCGTCGTCGGAGATCGACCCGCGCTGCGCCTCCGAGTACCGGATCGGCGCCGAATAGCTCCACGCGGCGTCCGTGAGGGCACGCAAGGCCAGTTGGTCGGCCGTCATCTCCTGGCTGACGTAGAGCACGCCGTGGCCCGCCCGGGCGGACGCCAGAGCCGCAGAGAGGGCAACGGCGCTTTTTCCCATGCTGGGCCGTCCGGCGAGCACGACCATATCGCCGCGGATCATGCCGAGCGTGGCGTTGTCCATGTCGCGGAGGCCCCACGTGCTGCCGACCAGGTGCTGCTTGGACTGCCGCCGCTTCTCGATGTCGGTCAGAGCATCGTGGGCTGCGTCCCTCACCATCACACGCCGGATGGATCGGCTGACGCGCGACGACACGACGGCGTCCAACTCGGCGATGGCCTCGGCCGCAATGCCGGCCGGGTTCTCGCTCCACGATGCGGACGTGACGCGGGCAATGGCAGCCTGCGAGGCCGAGACGATGCGCCGGCGATCCGATGCGTCCCTCACTGACCGGGCGGACGAGACCAGATTGACCGTGGTCGTCGCATTCGCCACGAGCCGCATGACGTACTGCATGGGCGAGAGGTCGCCGAAGCGGACAGTGCCGACAGAAGCCGCCAACAGGCTCGGCGAAACGCCACGGCCCGCCTTGGTCGCCTCGGCGATTTCCGTGAAGATGACGCCGTGCGACGGTTCGATGAAATCGCTGGCCTGCAGGTCGTCGCACGCCCCGATTTCATCGGGCCGCGACAGCAGAATGCCGAGCACTTCCTGTTCGATCGCGATGACTGCCGCGTCGTCAGCGGCGGAGCGACGGTGCACGGCGTTCATGCCGGCACCTCGCGGACCGCGATCTCATCGGCCACCTGATAGGCTGTTTCGGCCGCCATGCGGTCGCCCTCGATGCGCGAGAGTTCGTTGGCGGAGAACCAGATCAGGGACCGCAGCATTTCGATCTGCGCAGTTTCGCCGTGGCATTTCCGCATGCCGAGCGAGCCGTCGCGGACAAGCTGCCGGGCCGTGTCGATGACGTCTTCTTTCGAGGGCATTGCACTCCGCCGCGCTGTTGGGCAGAACATCTGTCTGGGCTGCTTCGCACCGGTTGGGAACCGGCATCGGCCAACTTTCCCCGCTAATGATCCGGGGATGCGTCTGATCTCACCGTGTAAGCGATGCGTCGATGATGCTGGCAGTACGATGAGCCAACCTTGGCCTCGCCGCCGCAATAGCCAAAGTCGGCTTCGCGAGGATCGCCGATCGGCCATCGGCATGTGCGCAAGGTCAGATCCTGCACGTCGAATATTCTGGCGATACCGTGGCGGCGGTCGGTGTAGCCCGGTTCCGGCTTCACGCCGTCGATCGGCTTGCGCTTGAAGGTGAATGCGATGTGCGGCGGGCGCTTGCCCGATGGCACGCTCACCGAAGCCGTCTTAATCCCCGCGTAGCCACCGACCGGGGCGCGGGCGAGCTTCAGGCCGGCCCGGGCGATGTAGCCGGCAACCTGCCCCTTGGTCATGCCGATCGCCGAGGCGATGGCGCGCGTGCTCTCACCAGCCTCGACCATCTCCCGGACCAGCGTGCAGCGATCCTCCGTCCAGACCGTGTTCGTCGGACCTCCCACCCGCCCACGGGGAGCAGCGCGAGGGTCGCCCTCACGACGACCGGCCTTGACGATTGCCATGACGCGGCTGGCGTCGAGCGGATCGCCGAGGCGCTGGGAGATCACTGCCGGCTTGTACCCGCCGGCCCAGAGATTGAGCACGGCATCCGAATAGGGCGCCAGTCGCACAGTCACTCGCCGTACTCCTGCATCGGGCTCTTGGGGGCGGGCTCGGGTGGGAGGTCGAGGTCAAAGCGGCCCTCGTCGCCCGGCACGGCCGGCTTGCGGTAGCGGACGGCACCGCCCTTGCCGGCCTGCTCGGCCAGCTTCTCGCCGATCCTCTGTGCCTCCCGCATGGACCACGGCAGGCGGATCGACAGCGGCTCAGAGGCGCCCTGCTCGGCAATCCAGAGGAAAATTGCCTCGTTCGGAACCGGCACCATCGACAGGATCACCGCCTCGTCGGGAGGCGCGTCGAGCGGCTGCGGCCGGCCCTGCATCGTGGACGCCTGCCACATCCAGCCGAGCGCGACGCAGAACAGGATCGCGATCGTCAGCGGCCATTTGCGGAGGTAGGCGGCCAGCAGCCCGGCGCCGTAGGCTGCGATGATGATGGCGTGTGCTGCGAGGGTCGCGGTCATGCCGACACCTCAACGCTTGGGGCGTACCCTGAAATCTCACGCCCCTCGAAGCAGCACGGATGCGCGCCCCACCGAGGCGTGTTCGGCGGGCCTCCTTCGAGAAAAAGGACGGCTCCAGAGGGGAGCCGCGCAAAATCCGCGGAGAAGTGGTTGCGCGACAGGTCAAGCAGACCGTCGCACTCCGGCATGTTCAGCGGAAGCTTCTGCTCACGTATCAGCGCCGACGTCATGTTGCGCACGGCCGTGAGGTCCGCATCTGTGCGAGCATCATGCGGCAATGCCCGCTGCGGATAGTAGTTGGAGATGCCAATGATCTCATTGTCCCGCACAAATACGCGGTACTCGACCGGGTAGCGGTCGACGACATCGAATGTCAGCCACGGCCTTGCCCAGGCTGAAATCCGCGGAAGCGGAAACTCCGCGATCAGGTCGAAAGCGCGGAAGTCGTCAACGCTGAGGTCCATGAGGCTGGGGTGCCATTCCGGCATCCCCTCGCTCAGCCGATACTTCACATACGCCATCGAGCAGCAGGACCACCGGAGCATCCAGCCGATCGGCATGCGCCGCTCGACGTCACGGACAGCAGCAAAGAGGGCGGGCACGTCCTCGTGTACGGGACCTTCGTTGTCGATGGCATCCCACAAGTCGATCGTTGGCGCGGAGGCAATTTCCAGCGCAGGCACCGCCGGAACACCTGCGGCCTGGCACAACCGCATCCAGCAGCCCAAATCTAAAGGGGTGAAGCCATTCAGTCGGCCGCCAGCTTCGGTTGTGGCGGAGCGACGAGCGCGACCCGCCAAGACGGCGGCTTCGATGGCTTCGTCACTGAACATGCTGAGAATGTCGCTGACGCCCGTCATCACTGCCTCTCGATTTTGGTGGTGATGTCGCCCACGGACCCGGAGACGACGCGGCCGCCCTCGTCCATGCGCCAGCGGGCCAGCGTCTGCTCGTCGCCGACGCTGCGGATGTTGACGGTGCCCCTGCGGATGGTCCGGGAAAAGCCGTTGGTGCGGATGATGATCGTGAAGGTCACCGGCACCGGAAACGTCACGTCGCGCGCCGAGTAGCCGTGCGCATTGACGAGGTATTCACCGGCCGGAGTGCCGCGAGCGACCGCGAGTTCGCAGTTGTCGCTGTCGCCCGCCTTGTTGCCGAGGTCGTCGCGCAGGAGCGTCCACACGTTGCCGTCCCGGCGTTTGTAGCCGACCGGATCGTCGCCCGGCGCCACCGACCAGATGTCGATGTCTGCATCGACACCCAGCGGCCAGCAGGCGGAGACCTGGATGAGCCCCGGCGGCGGCTCGTCCTGCGCACGCGTCGGGTCATTGACCAGCGGCAGGATGATCAGGACGAGGAGCATGTAGAAGATGGCGATGTTTCCGAGTACGTCTCGGAAGAGGACCGCCGTGATGCGGTCACTCTGCATCGTCATCAATCCCCGTCACGAGCTTGAATGTCAGGCGATGCACGCCGAGGAACAGGGCGACGATGCAGCCGATGATCGACGTCCCGAGGGCGATCTTCATGCCCTCAACGATCAAGGCGACCATGCCCTTCAGTTCAGTGGCGCCGGACACCGTGACGATGCCGCCGAGCGCGATCATGATGCCGATCAGGGTGCCCAACAGTCCCAGCTGCACCGCGTAGGACGCGATCGTGTTCACCGTCGCGAGGTAGCGGTTGTAGTCGTATTGCGACCGCCACGCTCCGATCATGTAGACCGAGCCGGCGATCCCCAGCAGCGCAATCGCCTGCGAGATGCCGGTGCGGTCGTAGAGGATGTAATCGTCAATCCAGCCCTGCCAGTACGCAGCGACCAGAGCGAGAGTGGCGATGGACTGAATCGCCCAATACGAATAGGCCATATAGACCCCCTGTGTTCAGACGATGTTGCCGACTTGCTTCCAGACGGCGGCGGCGACCGGCGGCGGCAGGACCGCCACGGCCGGTGAACACGGCCCCTCGACGAGCACCCACAACTGCCCTGTTGCCCCGTCAGGCCCGCGGACCGGCAGCACGACGATGAGCGAGGCGGGGGCGATGGGTTGCTCCAGGACCACGCCCAGCGCTGCCCGCATTCTCGCCGCCATCGGACCAGCGACGACCATCCCGGCCTCACCGCTCTCCCGCAGTTGGTGTTCCACGGCCAGCAGAGCCGCGGACACGATCACCTCGCCCTCTGCGCACCGAGCGATTTCCTCTGCCAGAGGAGCCAGCAATACGTCCGGCTCATTCGTCCCGAACGGGTTCGGCGCCGGCACTGGCACGTCAGCAGCCCACGCGCCGATGGGCGCCAGGCAGAGGCACGCAATCGCAAGAAGGGCACGGCGCATGGCAGGCTCCTACGTGGTGGGGGTGGGGGTGGTGGGCTGGCGCCCGGAGAGCGTGGTCGATCGAGCCAAGGCGCGATCAGCCCGCCGGCGATCGTTGAGAGCCGCCCACAGTCTGCGGCGCCTCGCCTTGTAAGCAGGGTCGACCCTGCAGCGCAGATGGCTCGAGCTGCAGCCGAGTGCGCGGGCAATGCGCATCCACGACCAGCCGGCGGCGCGGAGCATCTGGACGTGCTCGGTGAAGGCAAGGGAGGGCGCCGGGAGCGCGTGCGCGTTCATTCGGCGGCCTCGCGGTCGGCGAAGAGCGGGCCGGCGTCAGAGGTCTCACCTCGCGCTTTGATTGTCGCGTACCGACGCTCATCAGGGCCGCCGAGCACGAGCGACATGCGGCGCTCGATGTCGGCAAGGTACTGGGGCTCGCGCTCGATCAGGACGGCGTCGCAGCCCTCCCAGTAAGCCGCCTCTCCCGTCGTCCCGGTGCCGGCGAACGGGTCGAGGACGCGGCCCCTTGGCGGCGTCACCAGCCGCACCAGCCAGCGCATCAGGTCGACGGGTTTGACAGTCGGGTGCTTCGAGCCGAGGCGGTCATCCGCGTCCGCCTTGGCCGAGAAGAAGAACCGGGCAGCGGAGCCGGTGTCGCCTCGCGGATCCGCACGACCCGCGCGCTTTGGCATGTCTCCGTAAACATTGGCGAAGGGCGACGAGGGTTCGTTGCCCGTTACAACGCCCTGCTGACCGTTGCTCTCAGGAAATGCCGCCAGCACCTCATCGCTGCCGTCGTGGAGGACGTTCGCAGGGAAGCGGCCGAGCGCTTCTGCCTTCGCGATTGCCTCGCGCGCCCGCGCATCCCGGGCTGCCACAGCGCCGGCGTCGTGCTTCCACGGTCGGTCCCAGCCCCCTTCGCCGCAAAGCGTCCCCTTGGTCGATGGCTGGTTGATCCGGTCACTCGTCGCAATCCGGCAGCCGTCGATGTTGATCGCCCCCGTGCCCCAACGCAGCACGTTAGCGGCCACCGACCCTTCCGACAGCGGCCGGCGGGCAAGCGCGATCGGCTCCCACGCCGGCTTCAGCGCAGTGCCCCTGCCCTCGCCGATGTCACGGCTTTTCGGGAACCCCGTGGCGTAGGTCCACGCCAGCTGGTCGCGGATCTCGAACCCGGCGTCTTCGATCGCGCACGTCATCCGGTGATAGGTGCGCGTGCCGGAGAAGGCGACGAGGTGGCCACCGGGTTTCAGCACGCGCAGCACCTCGGCCCAGAATTCGGCCGCGAACGCTGTCTCGCCGGTGTCCCATTTCTGGCCCATGAACCCGGCCGAGGCGCGGGCATACGCGCCGGTCTTGCCGGCCTTCGTGGGGGCCGCGTTGTCAGAGCCAAAGCGCTTGCTGATCGACACCAGCGCATACGGCGGGTCGGTCACCACGCTGTCGACGGACGAGTCGGGGAGCGACCGGATCACGTCCCGGCAGTCGCCGGCGTGCAGCACCACCCGGCCGTCGAGGAAGGTGCGCGCCGTCACTGCCCGCCCTCCCGCTCGGCCTGCGCCTTGACGAAGTGAGCCGCGTCCCGGAGGACGTAGAGGCGGTCGCGCATGCGGTGCAGTTCAGCCTCAGACGGGCGCTCGCCAGGCTTCTTGCCCCGGAGCACGTCGTAGTGGCCGCGCCGGTTGACGAAGCTCAGCTCCAGCTCGGACGCCATTTCTTGCAGGGTCGAGGCGGCGCGGCCGGTCATTCCGCCGCCTCCGAGTGGCGGAAAAACTCGCCACGGAACTTTTCTGCCGCGGCGAGGTATGCTTTCGCCGCGCCCTCCCCCCGGTAGGCCGGACAGGCGGGATTGCGACGGTCCAGCCACGGCGGCATTTCCAGGTCGTCGTCCGTGATGCTGGTGGACGGGGCCGGCGCCCGCTGCGCTGCCTCGGGGGCTACGACCGCAGGCGCCTCGCTGGCAGCCGTTTCGCGGCTCTCCTGCTCGGCTGCCGGGGGCGCCGGGGTATGGATGGGGGTGATGGCGGGCTCGGCGACCATCTTCCCGGCGTCGGGAGAATGGTCCTCCCTCGCGCGTGCGGGTGCACGTGCACGCGTGGGAGGCTCAGAAGGGGCCGCGACAGGCGACCCCGGCAGCATCCCGAGCGCGGCGAGGTACAGGTCCGCCAGCGTCTCGAATTCCGAGCGCTTGTCGGCGTCCTGCGCCCGGACCTTGATGACGTGGCGGAGCACCTTCACGTCGAAGCCGTTAGCCTTCGCCTCGGCGTAGATGTCGCGCAGATCGTCGGCGAGTTCGTCTCGCTCGGCGTTGACGCGCTCCAGCCGCTCGACGAAGGACTTCAGCTGACCGGCCGCGATGCCGGCGACGGTTTCTTCGGTCATGCTGCCTTGCTCCCGAGAATTTCGGCATCGAGCAGCCCCCACGCCCGGAGCGCGGCCACGGCCTCGTCGATGCTGCGAATGACTGCGACCGGCGCGCCGAGTGCTTCAGCAGCCTCGCGCCACGCCTTCTGATCAGGCGACAACCGGCCCTTGGGGGCCTTCAATTCCATGCAGTAAGCGCGTCCACCGGGGCCGATGAACACGAGGTCAGGCACACCCTTGCGAACGCCGAGCCCGACGAACCGGGCGGCAGTGCGGCGGTCCCGGGGGCCACCGTTCGGCACGTGAAACCAGAGCGCGCGAGGACGTGTGCGGGTCAGCAAGCCAACGATGGCTCGCTGCAGATCGTCCTCAGGGGTCTGGCGGCGCCCCATCGTCACGCCTCGACGGTGGCGTTGAGGCGGGGGAGCCCCCTCGGGTTAACCCGCGGCCCGTGGTCAGCCAACTCGACCGCGCGGTTCTCCCAGAACAGTCGCTTGATGCGCTGGCCGCGCCTCTTGATCGCGGTGAACGTGACGTCCCACCGAGGCCACTCGCCGTACATGGCGTCGAGAGCGGCGCGCGCGTGCTCCTCCGACTTGAAGACCCCGCATTGCGCGAAGCTGCAGCCCGTCGGGAGGTGCGAGATGGTCCAGAGATCGGAGGCACCGCGCACCTCATGCACCGCCAGGTGCTTGTGCACGAATGCCTCGATCTCCATTGCGCCGGCGGTCGTGTGGATCTGGATCGTGCGCTTCATTCCCCGCCTCCCCTCGCCTGCTTGTCCCACCAGCGGGCCTTGGCCAGGATGCGATGGCCTCGCTCGGTCAGGGCGTTCGCCCGCCAGGCTGCGAAAAGGCACCAAAGGACACGTCGAAGTCGTCGAAACGCTGCCATCGTCAAAGGCATTCCCGCTCCCCCCGGAGAGCTGCAAGCTCGGCTTCAAGCTGCGCCATGCGTTCGGCGCGGACGGCATCGCTCACCCACGCCGGCGCCGACGGGTAAGCTGCGGCAATCGCGCTAGGCCCGTAGCAGTCGATCATGCGGATGAAGTGCGTAAGGCGCGGCGACGCGTCCCCGCCGAGCCAGTTCGCCACCGTGCGGGTGGTGACGTGCAGGTCGGCCGCCACATTCGCCGCTGTGTCATGCGGATAGATCGCTCGCAGGAAGGTCGCCAGACCGTCGGCGTCGGCGTCCAAAACTTTCCGTGGGCGATGAAACTTCTTTCTCGCAGCCATGAAGGACTGATTCACTGCCGTGCTCCACATTGGGACCACAGGCGAACGCGGCGCTGATGCCGCAACGAGATCGGAGGACACAGTGGACATGGTGGCGGCGCTCGACACTTCAGGCGCCCCCGGACTGGTGGTGGAAGGAAACGAGCCGGGCGAGCGTGGTGGCGAACCCGGCAGGACGTGGGTGAGTTTGGGCGAGGCTTCCGCTGTGGTGGTCGGACGCATCGCGATGAGGATGAGGGCTGCCGGGCTGACGAGCGGGCAAAACCCGCCAGCCCGGCGCCTCCCCAGCCGAGGGGGAGAAGCTCGGCCAGAGATTGGGAAAGAGAAAGCCGACGCCGCCCGCGAACGAGCGGGCGCCGGCAGTTTGGACCACCCGGGAGGAATCGGACGCGGTGGCCGGTCGGAACATCAGTCGCGGGCCTCCGGCAGGAACAGCCGCGCGGCACGCTGTGAAGGCGACGGGTCTCCCATCAGGCGCGCAGTCAGGTCGCGGTCGTCCGGAAGCACCGGGATAGCGATTGGCGAGCACGGGGCCACGCCCTGCGACTGGGCACGAGGGACGCGCGGCGTCGAGGTGTAGAGCCCGGCCCGCTTCAGCCGATCGGTGAGCGCGCCGGACGAAATCCCGATGCCTGCGGTGCACGCGGTCACCGTCTCGCCAGCAGCCACGCGGGCCGCGATGCGGCGCAACTCGTCGTCGGAGATCTGGTAGCGGCGCCCGGTCATCAGGCACCCGCCAGATGCTGGCCGGCGAGGCACAGAGCGAGGGCGATGCCGACGCAGACGATGGTAAGCCCGCCGTCGTCCCGCGCGCCGGAATGCGCCGCGTGTGCAGCGACAGCGCCGGCCGCGAAGACGATGAGGATGCCGAGGGCGGTCATCGATTAATCTCGCGCTTGACCGCCACGAAGTGGGCAATCGCCGAGACGATTAGGACGCAGATGAGGAACGACAGATCGGTTGCCTCGCCCGCGGACCCACCCTTTCTGATGAGGGCGGACAGAGCGGGAACGAGGCCGAAGAAGACGGCCAAGGCAACCAGACTGCCGATCAGCGTGTGCACCGAAGCCATCACGAGCGCCCCCGCGTCTCGGCGCTGTCGCCCGTGTACTCGTCGGGATCGCGGTCCAACTCGCTGTAGTGCTGCGGCACCGGCCGGCGACGGTCGAGCCACATCACAACGATGACGGCCAGACCCAGAGATGCCGCGGTGAACGAGGCAACCCACACGGACGGCCAGTAGAGGACGTCAGACATCACGCACCCCCAGTTCCAGAGCGATCAGGTGCGCCATAGCCCCCTCGAGGGCGGCGCCAGCGCGCGGCCGGGATCGACCCAGCCGGAGCGTCGCGAAGACGATCGCCAGCCCAGAGGGGGCTGCGAGCGCGGCGACGACGGAAAGCGTTTGAGCGACGGTCATGCTGCCTCCGAGGGGCGCACGGTCGCGGCGCCCTTCTGCGGGCGCTGCTTCCGGGGCGGGCGAAGCGTTGACAGCAGCTCGGCAGTGACGCCCCTCGCCAACGGCGCCTCAGCGACCGCTGACGCAGCCACGACCCGCGGCCAGTACTCAGGGGGGATCGAATTGCGGCGGCCCATCAGCGAAGCGTGCATGGGGGTGACGCCCACGACGCGGGCGAACTTCGTCGGCCCGCCGAATGCCTTGATGATGTCGTTGTGCGTTCGCATGACCATGATTGTACATATCGCACAGCCATCGTCAATGCCAAATGCACTGGCGGCCTGCGCATAGTGCGCGACATGGGAAAAGACCGAATCTTGATCGAGGAAGCCGCCCGCCGGCTCCGCGAAGCGCGCCAGAAGGCGAAGATCGACAGCGCCGCCGAGGCAGCGCGGCGCTTCGGCTGGAACCCGAACACTTACGCCAGTCATGAGAACGGTAACCGCGGCTTCAGCCGCAGCGCCGCTCGTCAGTACGCTTCTGCGTATAAGGTGCCTTTGGCGTGGCTATTGAACGGATCCTCCGAACCTGCAACAGTTGAAGTCGTCAGGCAGGCTCCTGTCGTGGGGGAAGTCGCCGCTGGAGTGTGGCGGGAGGATGACGTGTGGGATGTCGGTAAATATGCCGACGTTCCTGTCGTAAATGGGCGTTTTGGGCATCTTCCGCAGTATGCCTTTCGTGTCTCCGGGGGGAGCATGGATCTACTGCGGATATTCGACGGCGACTTTGTCGTATGTGTCGAATATTGGGAAGCGCGAACTGCGCATGGTGATGGGGACGTGGTTGTAGTATGCAGGCGTCGCGGAGCGCTAGTTGAGCGGACCGTCAAGCAGATCGCGGCCGATGGCTCGTCAACGGAACTTTGGCCACGCTCGTCGGATCCGCGCTTCCAATCGCCAATCGTAGTGAAGCCGGACGGCACCGATGCAGACGGCGCCCTGGTGGAAATTACGCACCTGGTCATCAGCGCGGTCAGAAACTTCACATAGCCCTCTCGCGGGCCGCTCTGGACACATAACGCGCAGGCCGTAAGGCCGGGCGCGATCTCCTGTCGCACATATCCTGTACTTTTTGCACGATCGCCTATTGACGGCTCCTGTGCACTATGTACAATCTCCCCATCGCTGCACAGCCAGCGCGCCGCCGGTCACCGGACCGGGGGCAGAGAGGGAGGCAGAGATGGCCCGCGAAGTCTCGTTCAGGATCAGCATGAAGGACCGGGCCTTGGTCCGGCGCATCGTTAGCCGCGCCAATCAGGCCGGCCTCGTCGAGGACCGCCTGTCGTCCGAGATGGACCTGACGGCGACGCACGCGAACGGCAACCGGATGGACTTCGCCCGACTGCTCGCCGCCGACAACTTCAACTTCGTCCACGACTTCTGCGGCATCGCCCGACACCTCGACCGCGCGACCGGCAAGCTCGGGGACCACTTCCGCCCCCGCTTCTCTCAGCGCGAGCGCGCCGCCGCCTGACACCACCCCCGGCATCAGGCCGGCCCGCCCCGCTGTCCCTGAGTGACACGCATAGGAGGCACGCATGAGCTACGCCAGCGAACAAGCCATCCTGAATACACAGTTCAACGCCGCGATGCTCGCCTGTTCGGCCGAGGAAGCGCGCGCCGCCCCGCACGTCCTGATGCGCCCGGAGCTGTTTGCCGATGGCACGGCGTGGTGCGCGCTCTACGGCGAGAATCTCGCCGTTGGCGTGTCTGGCTTCGGCGAGACGCCGGCCGCTGCGATGGCTGCCTTCGACAAGGAGTGGCGCGAGCAGCGGACGCCGACAGCAGCCCGCCTTGCCCGCACCCAGAGCGACCAGGGTCGATAGGAGGCACGCATGAGCGATGACGTGAAGACGGAGCCGACGGCGAGGCCGTGGAGCGCAGAGCGAAGCGACGGCGGCACTTGGTACGTGCTGGAGGGTGTTTGGCCGCGCGTCGAGGTCGTGTGCGAGGGCTTTTCCGAGGAAGACGCCCGGCTAATCGCTCAGGCGCCCGCCCTCCTAGAGGAACGGGACGCGCTGCGGGCGGCTCTGGCGACGGCCAGAAGCCAGGTTGTCACCCTTGGCGGCGACGTGACCGAGCACGACGGCAAGATCGTCAGCGACCCGATACAGGCCGCTGTCCTGTCCGTGATCGACGCCGCTCTCTCCCGTGCGGAGGCCTGAGCTATGGGGGCGATTGACCTAGAGCGGCTTGAAACACTGTGGGGCCGGAGCAGTGAGAGCTTCGCCGACCGCATTGTCTTCGACAGCGCATACGAGGAAGCGTTCCCCACCCTAGTCGCCGCCGCAAAGTCCCACTCCGCCCTTGTGGAGGAACGGGGCGCGCTGAGGGCGAGGGTCGCGGCGCTGGAGAGCGCTGTCGCAGCCGAGCGCGAGGCGTGCGCCAAGATCTTCGCATCTGAACGCCTGAACCGAGAGGGCAACGAGGCGGCCTTCGAACTGGGAGCGTGCTGCGCGTCGCACAACATCGAGGACGCCATCCGCGCTCGCGCTGCCCGCAGCGGGAGCGCCTGACATGGCCGATGCACCCGCCGAACAGGCGATGTCCTCGCCCCTGTACCGGGCGGCGAGCCGGTTCGCCTCGCTTTTCACCGTGGACCGCGACGGCGACCAGCCCCGCGTGACTATCCGGGCTGGTGACGATGCAGAGGAACTCATCGCGGCCCACGAGGCGCTCGACGCAGCCCTCGAAGCAGAGCGCAAGGAGGGCTGACCGTGACCAATGCAAGCGCACAGACTGCGATCAAGCTGCCGGTGCGAGCCGTCGAAATGTCGGGCGGCAGTGGCTTCGACATCACGGACGACGATGAGCGCATCATCTGCACGACTTGGGGCAGCCGCGAGGAAGCCGAAGAGATTGCCGCCGTCTTTGCCGAACGCCCCTCCCTCCTCGCGGAGGTCGAGAGGCTGAGGGCGATCCTCGACCTGGCGGATTTGATCGACCACGCCAGCGCCGCCCTCTCTCGTGGGGAGGGCTGACCGTGAACCACTTCCGCACCATCACCCGCGCGCCGGACGACGCCGAGCCCAACTATGCCGGCCTGTCGTTCGACTACCCCGACGACGCGTTCAAGGTCGGCCTTGGCAGGCTCGCCGTCGAATTCGAGGCGGTCGTCGTCTGCCGCGGCGAAATCGAGGGCCGGTTCTACCCCGATCGGGTCGTGCTGATCGACGTCTACGGCAACACGCAGACGTTCACGAGCGGCGGGTCGACGGACGCCCCGTGGCTTCGCGAGGCGGTGTTCAAGGCTGTCGATGACAACTGGACCGCCATCGAGACGTGGTGCGTCGAGCAGGCCGAGGTCGAGCAGATGGAGGCCGCGTGATGCGCCCCCTCGCTGACCACCTCACCGATATTTTCACCGCCGCGGTGTTCGTCGCCGCCGGGCTGATCTGGAGCATCCCGCTGCCATGACCGCTCTCGCCACTCGGAACGCAGCGCCCCTGCCGCCGGAACGCAAATTGCTGCTGGAGATGGAGGCGGTTCGCACCCTGCTGAAGGATGTGGCGGCACTCGCTGACGACGACGCGCTTCGCCTCGACGCGATCGAGGGCGAGACCGGCTTCAATGAAGCCGTCGCCCAAGTGCTGCTGTCGATCGACGAGGACGAGATCATCCTCGCCGGCATCAAGGCCCGCAAGGTGGATCTGAACACCCGCGAGGCCCGCTTCAAAGCGCGGATGGAGCGGAAACGGGCGCTCATCGAGCGCGCCATGATGGACGCCGAGATCAACACGCTCCAGCTGCCCCTCGCCACGCTGTCGCTGGTCCGCCGCGCGCCCGGCGTTGTCGTCACCGACGAGGCAGCGATCCCGTCGGAATATTTCGTGCAGCCGCCGGCGCCGCCGCCCGCACTCGACACCAGAGCACTCGCCGCGCGTCTGCGAGAGCGCGCTGCCGCAGTCGAAGCCGCGCACGCCCTTCCGAGCCCCGAGGAACGCCTCGCCGCGCTGGAAGCGGCTGGCCGGCGCCATCCCCCCATTCCTGGTGCGACCCTCGACAACGGATCGGCCAGCCTGACCGTGAGGCCGAAATGAACGCCGTCACCCGCATGCGCGGAGCCCTGAATGGGCACACCGACCGGCAGATCGTTCTCATCAGGAACACGATTGCCAAGGACTGCAACCCCGAGGAATTCGACCTGTTCCTCGCTGCGGCCAACAGCTACGGCCTCGACCCGTTCCGCAAGCAGATCATCCCGCTCGTCTTCGGCAAGTTCGCCCGCGATCCGTCCAAGCGGCGCATGTCGATCGTCGTCTCTCGCGACGGACTGCGCGTCATTGCACAGCGCTGCGGCAACTACCGGCCGGCATCCGAAAAGGCCGAGTGGGAGTTCGACCTTGAACTCATTAGCCCGCTGAACCCGAAGGGGATCGTCAGTTGCACGGTCTACCTGTGGCAGCAGGACAATCGCGGGGAGTGGTTCCGGGTCAAGGGCGAAGCGTCGTGGGACGAGTTCGCGCCGATCGCAGACGAGTGGGCCGAGGGCGACGACGGCACGCGCCGGCCAACAGGCCACAAGACGCTCGACGCCTCCGGCAACTGGCCCCGCATGCCCAAGGTCATGCTGGAGAAGTGCGCCGAGGCGCAGGCCCTGCGTGCCGGGTGGCCTGACCAGTTCGGTGGCCTCTACGTCGAGGAAGAGATGGCCAAGGCCACCTTCGTCGACATGACCGCCAGCGAAATCGTGGAGCACGCCGCCGAGGAGCGCCGCCTGAAGGCCATCGGCGCCGGCAACGACCTGATGGTCTGTTGGGGGGCTGACTTCGGGCTGGAGCGGGTCCCCGTCGGCCAGATGGCCGATCGCGTGATCGAGCACATCCGCGACCTCGAGCCCGCCGCCGTCGCCAAGTGGCAGGCGATGAATGCCGAGCCGCTGCGCGAGTACTGGGCGAAGGCGCCCGGCGACGCCCTCCAACTCAAGAAGCTTCTCGAAGCAGCCGCCAAGCCGCGGCTCCAGCAGGAGATCGCCTAATGTCCGGCTCAGTCAACAAGGTCATCCTCGTCGGCAACCTCGGCGCTGATCCCGAAATTCGGCGCACGCAGGACGGCCGCACCATCGCCAACCTGCGCATCGCCACGTCGGAGACATGGCGGGACAAGAACAGCGGTGAACGCCGCGAGAAGACCGAGTGGCACACCGTCGTGATCTTCAACGAAGGTCTCGCCAAGATCGCCGAGCAGTACACCCGAAAGGGCTCAAAGATCTACGTCGAGGGCGCGCTGCAGACCCGCAAGTGGCAGGACAAGGACGGCAACGACCGGTACTCGACCGAGGTCGTGCTGCAGGGCTTCAACTGCTCGCTGACCCTGCTCGACGGCAAGGACAAGGGCGACGACCGCCCGTCCAGCGGCTCGCGTGAACCCGATCGCCGCTCGCACCAGCGGCCGCTCGAAGACGACCTCGACGACGTCCCCTTCTAGGAGCGAGGCATGACCACGCCCTGCGTTTTCCGATGGGACGGCGACGCGATGGTTCCGACCACCGCGTTCATGCGCCGCCTGGCTGATCGCGAGTTCGTCGTCGGGCAGGACTACCGCCTCGTCGAGGAAGCCGAGCGCTCCAGCAAATCGCACCGGCATTTCTTCGCTGCCGTCGCCGAGGGGCACGCCAGCCTGCCGGAGCACCTGACGGAGCGGTTCCCGACGCCGGAGCACCTACGCCGTTATGCGCTGATCCGCGCCGGGTACTGCGACAGCCACACGCTGGTCTGTTCGTCGGCCGCCGAGGCGCGCCGGCTGGCCGCGTTCATCCGGCCGAGCGACGAGTTCGCCGTCGTCACGGTCGAGGCCGCCACGATCACCCGCTACGTCGCCAAGTCGCAGTCGACGAGGGCGATGGGCGCGAAGGACTTCCAGCGATCGAAGGGCGATGTCCTCGACGTCATCGCCGGGATGCTCGACGTCCCCACCACGGCGCTCGCCAGTGCGGAGGCTGCGTGATGCATTTCTATACTTGCACTGGATGCGTGGCCGAGAAGGCCGAATGCGAGCACCGCTCGCGGATCAAGGCCGCCGTCGCCAAGATGAGCGTCCGATCAGTCCGGCATACCTGCAAGGCGCGCGTGCCGCTCTACAGGCCCGGCGACGCGGTATTCGTCAAGACAGCCAACGACATGAACGCGCCGGAGGATGATTTCTGCATCGCCTGGTTCTCTGGTGTCTTTGTCGCGCAGAAGGGAAGGCTTGCCCTCGCGCATGTTGCTGACGGCACTGAGTGCGAAGACGGTGTGCGTACGTTCGTCGCCAATGGCAGCGGCGTGGTCAAGGTACCGCTGTCGCGCGTGAAACCCCGCCCCGGCGCGCCTGCGTCGGATGTTTCTCAGTGCCGCTGGTGCGCAGCCATGACGGCGATCGGGCAGAAGTGCGGCCGCGATCCTCACTACACGCCGCCGGGCGATTGCCAAGCCGCCCAGCGCGCCAAGGCCGCCTGACATGACCGCCCGCGTCCCCACCACGGCGCTCGCCAGCGCGGAGGCTGCGTGATGGCAGCTGACCGAACCCCAGTTAGGACGATCGCAGACCTCTCGACACTGGACGAAGCCGAAATCGTCGAGGGCTATATCGACGGGCTCGTCGGCTCCCCCTGCGGAGACAACCGCAGCCGGGCCTATTGGCACGGGCACCGCAATGCGCTTGCCGATCGCCACCAGATCGAAATTGACGGCGACATGCGCGCCCTCGCGGCCGAAATCGCGATGGTGCAGCAGTCCCCCGCGAGGGGGGCCGCCCCATGACCGCCCCCGGCACCACGCCCCGGCGCTCTCTGACGGACAAGCAGAAGCTGACCGTCATGGCCCGCTACTGCCGATGCCCGGGCCTGCCGGAACGAGACGTGAAGTGCGGGAAGCGCCTGCCCACGATGGCGGAGTGCGAGTTCGACCACGTTCACGCGAGGGCGCTCGGTGGCTCCGACGACTTGGACAACTACCGTCCGCTCTGCCCCGAGTGCCACGCGATCAAGACGTTCGGCCGGCGCGGCGAGAAGACGGCAACGACCGCCGGCAGTGACATCGCGAACATCGCGAAGGCCCGCCGCAACGCCAAGGCCAACGCCGAATTCTGGTCCGCCCGGATGACCCGCGAGCCCGGCCAGAAGCGGGCAGCCCGCGGGAAGATCAAGAGCCGCCCATTCCCGAAGCGACAGCGGGCCGCCCCCGCCGTCCGCCGGTAGCAGGAGACACGAGCGATGACGATCAGACCCATCCTGTTCAGCGCCCCGATGGTCCGCGCCCTGCTCGACGGGCGGAAGACAATGACGCGGCGGGTGCTGAAGCCGCAGCCGGCCCGCCCCGCGTTCGGTGATGGCTACTGGTACGACGCCGGCGCGCCCGCCCGAGACATCATGGAGGGCGAACCGGAGATCACGCGCTTCGCCCCCGGCGATCTGCTGTGGGTGCGGGAGACCTTCAGCGGGGTCCACGAGTACGAGCGCGAGAAGTGGCCGCCGTCCGCATGGTTTGCTGGCGACCCGCTCTGGTACTGGGCCGACGGCAACCCTGCTGATGGCGATTGGACCAAGCCGAAGCCCGGCATCCACATGCCCCGCTGGGCCTCCCGCCTCACCCTCGCCGTCACGGCCGTCCGCGTTGAGCGGCTGCAGGACATCAGCGAGGCGGACGCCATTGCCGAGGGCATCGCCCGCTCGCCGCACGGCAACGGCGACCAGTGGTGCAGCTACCCGCTCGGCACATCGGCGGCCGGCTGGCTCGACCCGCGCGAGAGCTACCGCGAACTTTGGAACAGCATCAACGGCGCCGGCGCCTGGGACGCTAACCCGTGGGTGGCGGTGATCAGTTTCGATGTCCACCGGGCCAACGTCGACACCCTCTCAGCCCAGCCCGAGGACCAGCGATGAGCGCCCCCATCAGCGACGAGACGATCGGCGAGCTGCGGTGCACGCACTGCAACGACACCGGGATCGTCGCCATCCATTCCACCAGCGGACGCTACGCCGCGCCCGGCCCTGTGCCGGAGCGCGCCCGGAACTACGCCGAAGCGAAGTGCTGGTTCTGCGGCATCCACCCCGGCGGCTTCGACGGCCCGACAGGAGCGGATTGAGATGGCAATCCCGCGTCACGTTCGCCAGAAGCTGCCTAAAGCGGCGATGATCACAATCAGGTGGAACCGCTGGTCACATTGGTCAAGATGGCATGTTGCTCGGTTTCGACTAGCTAACTCTGTTCGATATGATCTTGGCCCTATTTCCATTCTACATCGCGCGCCGTGGCTAGAGCAATCAGCCCGCGCCCTCCACCCCCATCTATTCAAGGCAGTGGATCATGTCTGTCACCACATTCGAGCGCAACGCCAGCATCGCGGAGATGGCCGTCGAGATGGACCGGCGCGGGGCTGTGATCGAGGCTCTGGAGGCTGAACTCGACGCAGAGCGCCGTGCACGGGTGGAGGCGGAGCGGGAGCGGGATGTGGCGAGGGCCAAGCTCCGCAGCGGGCCTTTCAAATGGCCCGTCGCTCCCGCTGTCGATGGCCTTCGGGCCGAGCGAGACACCCTCGCAGAGCGCGTCAAAGCGCTGGAGGCGGGGCTGCGGGGTTTCTTCGAGGGGGTCAAGGGCGAGATATCCCGGTCGCAGCGTAGCTCACGCGAGGCCCAGCACAAGCGCGGCGCCAACAACGTGAACCGGTCGTACTCGAAAGCCTTCGCCGATGGGCTCAGCGAGGCGCAGGCGATTGTTCACTCACATTTCCGCCGCGCCGCCCAGCATCTGGAGAGCAGCAATGCCGAGTGAACTGACGAACGCCCCGTCGCCCATGGCGAAGTCCATCGCCGGCATGGTCGGAGAGTGGTTCACCGGACCGAACCCGGTGAACCTAGAGCAACTGGCCGCGCTGATTGATCGCCGGATGGAACGGTTCGCCGCCTCCCGTCTCTCCGCCCCCACCGAGGATGCGGTGGAAGCCGTGGCGAGGGAGCCTTGGATACAGACCTATTCGGGAAAGAAATTCTTTCCGTCAGCACCCAAAACAGAGGATGTGGACATCCTCGACATCGCGCACGCACTGTCGATGCTGTGCCGCTACGGCGGCCACTGCAAGCAGTTCTACAGCGTCGCGGAGCACAGCGTCCACGCTTCCTACGCTGTTGCCTCAGAGCACGCTCTGTGGGCATTACTGCATGACGCCAGCGAAGCCTATCTCGTCGATGTGCCTCGGCCCATCAAGCCGCTCCTGACTGGCTACAAAGAACTTGAAGCTGGCATCATGCGTGCCGTCTGCGGCCGGTTTGGTCTGCCCAATGATCAGCCCGAAGACGTAGCGCGCGTCGACAAGGCGTTGCTGTATGACGAGCGGGTCGCCAACATGGCAATTGCGCCTGAGGCCTGGAGCACAGATGCGCCACCTGTCGGGGCGAAGTTACTTTTTTTGAGCCCACCAGACGCGGAAGCCGCATTCCTGGCGCGTTTCAACGAACTTTGCCCACAACACGCCCGCGCAGCCATCGCCGCTCTCCCCACCCCGCCAGGCGGAGGCGAGGCTATGCGGGAGGCGGCGGGGTGGGCCTTTCAGCCTCGTGTGCACGAGTGGATCATCGCCTGCTTCGGCGCCGAGATCGGCGCCGACAAGGTCGAGCGCAACCATCGCTTCCTGGAGGAGGCATTGGAGGCCGTCCAGTCTCTCGGCTGCACCGCCAGCGAAGCGCATCAACTCGTCGACTACGTCTATGGGCGGCCGGTCGGCGACCCCAGGCAGGAAGTCGGCGGCGTCCTCAACACGCTTGCGGCGCTCTGCACCGCCGCTGGCATCGACATGGTCGAGTGTGGCGAGGCGGAGCTTCGCCGCGTCTGGACGAAGGTCGAGCAGATCAGGGCGAAGCAGGCTGCGAAGCCCAAGCATTCGCCGCTGCCCGGCCCGTCCCTTCCCACCCCGCCGCAGGAGGGCTGAGACGGTGAGCCTTCACGCGAAACTTGAACAAGCAGAGGCCGCATGTCCATGCGGGTCGTACTGCGGACAGTGCGGATCGCAGCTGCACAGCAGCTCCTCGCGCTGGTGGCGGCGCCTCCTGATCCGCATTTTACGAGCATTGGATCGCCGCCCATGACCCTCACCGACCTGATAGCGCGAGTGGAAGGGGCGAGCGGGGCCGATCGCGAGATCGACGGCCGCGTAATGTTCAGCCTGTTCGCCAAGCCCATGTGCGGGAGAGGATACCTGTGGCCCGAGGACAATCCTTGTTGGTCGTTCGCCTTCCGGTTCGACCAATCCATGCGGGCGGCACGAACGGCGCATGACGAGACGATCGAATGGCAGCAGAGTGATGGTTCGTGGATTTTGATGAATAGCCTTCGTGTCCCGCCGCTCACCGCATCCATCGACGCAGTGGTGGCGCTGATCCGGCGTACACCGAGAGCGGAATACAGCGTAGCAGGGACCGAGGACTACGCAGAGGCCCACGTAAATTTCCCAGTCGATCCCGCTGTAGAGGACGGCGACTATTTTGAGGGGAGCACGGGGTCTAAGTGTTATCCCCCCGCCCTCGCTCTCCTCCTTGCCTTCCTGCGCGCCTATCAGGCGAGGGCTGCAGCGGCATGACCGAGCCCCCTCTCCGCTGCACCTGCGGCCGGCTGTACCGCGAGTGCTTCGACGTGGCCGTGGCCGACCCCACATGGGACCGCATCGCCCCGAGTGCAGACGGTGGCGTCCTCTGCGCTGGCTGCATGCACGATCGGCTCGTGGCTGCCGGTCTCGACCACTACGCGACCCCTGGCTGCATCACCAGCGGGCCTATGGCTGCGACACCGGTCATGGAATCGGCATGGCGGGCTGCCGTCGGACGAGATCCGGGGCTCACCGATGCGGACGTGGAGCGGGCTGCTCGAGCGATCATGCGAGAGATCTGCGCGGCGTGGGGCCTCGCCACCGACGAGCACGGCGGCGACAGGATATGGCGGCACTACGAGAGCGCCGGACGCGCGGCCATATCGGCGTACCTGAGCACCGGAGGCTAGAGTGACCAAGCGCCCTCCCGACGCCGCCACTGACACGCCACTTTTTGTGAGCGACACGGCGCTGGCGCCCCTTCTCGGGGTCGGTGAGTCCAAGGCGCGCGCCGCTATCCGAGCTCTAGAGCGTGAAGGCTTCCCGCCGCGAGACCCGATCTTCGGCGGTCGCTATTGGCCGGCCGTCCGGGATTACCTTGACCGCCGAGCCGGTCTGCGCGTGCAATCCGCTCCCCTGCCCCTCGCTCCTGACGGGGCAGAGAATTGGGGAGACGAAGATGCGGCGTGATGCAGAGGCGCCCGGCCTCATCAAGATCAGGCGACCGAACGGCGTGGAGCTGTGGTGGTCGGCTGCCCGGGCCAGCAAGAAGCCGGAGGCCAAGACGTTCCGCCCCCGGACGGTCCGCCTACGGGACGAGGCCCCCGACGCGGTCGCTCGCCGATGCGGCGAGTTGACCGCCGAGCTTGCAGCATGGGTCGAGGCCGAAGGTAAGTCAGGGCAGCGGACCGTCCGCTTCGACGGCACCGTGCGTTCGCTGAGCCGTCACTACGAGTCCCACCCCGACAGCCCACGTCGCGGCGTCAGCTTCGCTACGGGGCGCGTCTACGACGTCGAGGCGAGGACGCTGGTTGACGCGGTTGGCGATCGTCGCGTCGACAGGATCACCGGCGCCGACCTCCGTCGCTGGCACGCGAACTTCGCGAAGCCGTCGAAGCCCGGCGGTGAACCTCGACTGCGCCGGGCACAGGGCGCCATGAAGGCGCTGCGGCGCATCGTGTCGTGGGGCGTGTCGATGCGCCTACCCGGTTGCCCGGAGATGAAGGCGATCCTCGCCGAGATGCGGTTCGCAATGCCCGCCGCCCGCGAACAGGCGCCGAGCTTCGATCAGGTCCTGTCGTTCATTGCAGCCGCTCACGAGGCGGGACGGCCATCACTCGCTATGGCAGCCGCACTGATGTTTGACACGTCCCTGCGTCAGACGGACGTGATCGGCAAGTGGGAGCCGGTGTCGGACGCAAAGCATCAGGGCGGCTATCACCACGCCGGCCGACGCTGGCATGGCGGGATCCTCTGGCAGGACATGGCGAACGGGGAACTGGCGAAGCGCACGACGAAGACAGGCGCCAAGGCGCAGTACAACGTCGCGGATCTCCCGCTGGTCATGGCCGAGATTGAACGGACGCCGGAGGAACGACGAATCGGACCAATGGTGATCGACGAGGCGACAGGCCGGCCGTACCGGCACCGCTGGTTTGCGGCCCTTTGGCGGCGCGTTGCTCGCAAGGCTGGCATCCCCGACGCGATCTGGTCACGGGACACCCGAGCCGGCGCGATCACCGAGGCGTTCGATGCTGGCGCGCCGCTCGAGCACGTTCGTCAGATGGCGACGCATTCCGACCCGAAGGTCACCGGTCGATACAACCGGGGATCGGCAGAGCAGACTTCGACCGTCGCCACGCTGAGGGCAAAGCACCGGGCGAAGAGAACGGACTAGGAAACGGGTGGCGAAACGGAGGGTGAAACAGGATTAGCCGGCATTCTTCTAAGTCGTTGGAAACCTTGGCGACCCCGGCTGGACTCGAACCAGCGACCAACAGCTTAGAAGGCTGAGACAAGCCCTTGAGATCGCGAGGGCGCGTTTCTCGCCTGCCAGTCCTGCCCTTCCGTTTCGTCGCCTCCATTGATGGAGGTTACGGACGCAGATGCCACACGCACAGATTGCAAGCGCCATCGAAGCCCGCCCCGGCGAGCACATCCGCACTGTCGCCATGCGAGCGGCCACTGCAGCGGACGAGCGCCACGAACCCGTCGAGTTCCTGTTCAACGACGTGCTGATGACGGTGGCGCCCGGGGCCGAGGCCGAATCTGTCGTCACCGAATACGAGGTGAAGTGCGAGGAGCGGCGCGCCGCTTACCGCGCCAGCCCCGAAGGAATCGCTGCTGCGAAGGCCCGCGCTGCGGAGATCGTCGCCAACCAGGCGGAGGTCGATGCGCTGATGGCCGAGTTGCCGACCGCCCGCAGCGACATCGACGTGATTGATTGGCTGTGCGCCTACGCGCGCGAGGCCGATGACATCGACGTGAAGGCGCCGCACGCGGCCGTAGCCGACTATCTCGAAGGCCTCGGCTACCGGAGAGGCGAGAATGTCGGCCGCACGGACCTCGCCAACGACCGCGTCGGCATGGCCCGTTGGATCATCGGGCAGGCCCTCGACTTCCTTCGTCGCGGGTATCCGCCGCACGGCGTCATCCACCACTTCCGCGACAAGCATCGCGGGATGGCCGCATGACCCGCCCCGTCCTCTTCCTCGACATAGACGGCGTTCTCCTCGCCGGCCGGCACTGGCGGGACGGGCATCAAGCCCGCTACCCGGGCAAGGCCACGAAGACCGTGCCGCCGGAGATGCAGTGGCCGATGAACGAGCTGTGGCGGCGAGCACCGCACCGCATCGTCGTGTCGAGCACCTGGCGCAGGGACGACCACTGCCGCGATCATCTGCGAGCGGCCGGCATCGTTGCCCCGTTCCACGACGACTGGCGGACGCCGAGCGGACCCGTCACCCGAACGGACAGCATCCCCATGTCTCTGCGGCTGCGTCCGGCCAATAGCGACCGCGAGATCGCCGACTGGCTCCGTCGCCACCCCGAGGTCGCCCGCTACGCCATCGTGGACGATGACAACGACATGCTGGACGAGCAGCGGCCGTACTTCGTCCGGACTGAATTCGAGGAAGGGCTGACTGCGGCGCACGTCGACCGTCTGGCCGCGATCCTCGGTGAACGATCGGAGCAGGCAGCATGACGCACGTATGGGCGAAATGTGAGGAGTGCGGAGACCGATCGGTCGGGCGGATCTGCCCGCGCTGCCGTTACAACGCACTCGGCGGGCTCCCGGCCGACGACGAATTCGACAGATGGGGCGGGCGCGTTGTCCTCGCCGCAATGGTCTGCGTCTTCGTCCTGCCGATAGCAGTGGGGGTCATCGGACTTACCGCGAGCATCGTCATGTCGTCCTACGGAGCATGCGAATGACTGTTCTCACCTGCAAGCGTGACCGCCTCGTGGCTCTACTCAAAGAGCACGCTGCCCGCACCGAAAGCATGCTCGTCCGCGAACTCTGCTGGAACGCCGCGGATCGGATCGCAGAGTTAGAGGCCGAAGTGGCAGCCTACCGCAGCGCCGAGACGATCAGCATCCGTCTCACGCCAGCGGGAATCGAGGCTGCCAGCAAGCTCGGCGAGTGCAAGGGGGGCGCAGCGTGAGCACGAGAGAAGCCGCCGCGATGGCCGCCGCGCTCGACCGCCTCATGTCCATAGCGCTTGGGCCGCCGGTCACCGCATTGGATGAGTACGACGAGATGCGCGCCGCCCACCGCCTCGTGCTCGGCATGAGCCGGGCAGGCTACGAAGCGATCAAGCGCGGGCGCCATGCCGAGCGCATGGCGCGGCTGTCTCTGGAGCACGCGGCGAAGATACGCCGTGGCGAAGCCCCGCTCCCTCTGCGCCCGCCCATGTCGCCCGGACTGCGGAAGCACCTCGACCAGCGAATCGCAGCCGATCGGGCGCTCGCCGCTGAACACCGGCCGGAGCCGGCCACCGCAGGGAAGGACTCAGAGGATGGGCTGGAACAGCGTCGCAGTGATTCTCCACGATCATCTGCACGACATCGAGAAGGATGCCGCCTTTGGGGAGCGCATAGGCCGCGCCGTCCGAGGGTTCTCGATGCGGAAGCATCGCATCGGCGCCGACGAGGCAGACGCACGCACCGAAAACTGCGTTTCGATCGGTAGCCTGAAGGTGATCTCGCAGGACCACGCCAGCGGGCGGCAGGTCGTGGTCGTCCACGGGAACACTGGTGTCGCACTCTGGGACGACGACTGCCCGCAATGGGCGGTCGACGCATGCGCCGCCGCGCTGGAGCGCAAGGGCTACAAGGTCACGAAGCGCAAGCCGAAGCCCTCCGCCTCCCGCGATCCCCAGCAACATGGAGAGGACTGATGGGAACGACACTGAGTGATGCGGAAGCGCAGGCTCTCATCCGCGCCGGCCAGTGGGTTGAACTCTCGGGTGACCGCATTTGGGACCTAGTCGCCCGCGGCCTCGCGATCATCTCGCTCACCGATCAAGGCATGGACGTGCGCCTGCCCGGCCACGCCGCCCTCGCGAAGGAGAACACGCATGGCTGAGACGAAGGGGAAGCTGAGGCCGACGTTCCGCTACGTGCTGCAGTATCTGGTCGACAAAACCGACTGGGCCAGCGGGTACTCCCTGCCGGACGGCAACGGCCGGGCTGGCGGGGCGCGCGGCGAGGTGCTGTCGGAGATGAGGCGCCTCGGCCTGATCGAGTACGGCAAGGAGCCGAAGCGCTCGCACTACGGATGGCGCATCACCGAAGCGGGCCGCACCGCCCTCGCGAATGGAGGCCAGCATGGCTGAGACGAGACTGACGGCAGAGGTTCTGACCGCGCTTCAATCACGCGACCAGTGCATCGCCGAACTCAAGGAAGCCGTCCACGTTCTAGCGGCAGCGGTCCTTGAAATTGCGGGCAAGGCCGTCGTGGAGGATTGCGAGCGTTGGTACGAGGAAGATGACAAGTACATCCCCGGCGTCCGCCTGAGCCACGGCGCCGCCTTGGCCGCTCTCGCGAAGGAGAACTCGGTTGGCTGAGCCCCCGCAGAACCTGACCGAGCGGAAGGATGAGATCGCGCTTCGCGACAAGACGCATCTTCTGCCTGACATTGCGGTGCAGCCGCCCGAGGGTGGGTCCGGGTACGAAGCCGCATTGTGGGCAGCTGGCGTGAAGGTGCGCGCGTACAAGACCTTCGGCTCATACCAAGGCGATTGGTGGGCGGAGGTCGAGTTGCCTGACGGTGAAATTGGCTTCGTCAACGGCTTCTTCGGTTCGTGCTCCCACTGCGACGCCTTCGAGGTGGAGTTCGGCTATTGGGACGCGGAGAATAGTCCGGACTACCTTCGCCGCCTTCGCGACTTCGGACGCCGCTACTTGACCGACGTGAGGAGCGCTGACGCGGCGATAGCGGAAGCCTCCCGGAACATCGAATGGGACAGCGACGCCTCGGAGATGACCGACTGGCTTAAGGCCCGCGCCGTCCTACAGGAGACGAGCAATGGCTGAGACGAGACTGACGGCAGAGGAACTCGATAGGCTGGAGAGGCTGTGGTCCGCCAGACACGGCCAATACGCGTATGCCGATATTGAGGCCGTCAAAGCTTTCCCTGCCCTTCTCGCCTCTGCCCGCGCTCTCCTCGCCGCCGAGGCAGAGCGGGACAGGCTGAGAAGGGCGCTGGAGAACGCAAAACGCGATGGCTTGAAGCGCAAGCGGCAGGAACTTGATCCGGACAGGTGGATGCACGGCCACAACGAGGGCTGGGTGGCCGGCATCGAATACGCCCTGTCCGAAATCGAGAAGCAGGACATCGCCCGCGCCGCCCTCTCCCCGGAGCCCTCCCATGTCGACTGAGATGATCGAGCGGGCTGCGAAAGCGTGTCGCGATGCAATGCGCGAGCGCCGTCGCAGCACAGACCCGCAGGAAACTGAAGGCGAATACGCCGCCATCCTCGCCCGCGCCGTTATCAAAAGCCTGCGGGAGCCGAGCGAGGCGGTGTGCGATGCGGGTGCCGACTGCGCCAACGCCAACGGCGGCTATATTTCGGGTGGCGAGGCGCTCCTGACGTTCAACGTCATGATCGACGCTATCCTAGCAGAGGAGAAGACGGATGGCTGAGGAAAGCACAATCGAAAGAGCGGCTCGCGAGGTCTGGGAGTGGGAGAGGATCTCCGGATCATTCGACGAAGCGCTGGCCCAGTTCAAGGAAACGTCTGCGGCCGGTTGGCCTGACTTAGCCGAGGATAGCCCGATCGGGTACTGCATCCGGATCGCCCGAGCCGTCATCCGCGGCATTCGGGAGCCGAGCGAGGCTGTTATCGAGGAAGGCCGCTGGGCGCTCGTTGGGGACGCCTCGACGGCCGACGTGCGCAAGGCATGGACGGTGATGGTAGACGCCATTCTGGCCGATGGGCGGGTTCCTGACGCGAGCGCTGACCAGTCTGCGGCCGAGGAGCAGGAACGGGCCGCCGCCAGCAATTGGGGCAGCCTCGCCTCGGCAATCACGGAGAAGCCGGGATGATCGAGGCGATCGCATATGCTGCGGCCCGACGGGTCGCCGGCTTCTTACTCGTGTGCTTCATCATCGGCGTTGTCGTCGGAGGCATCACCTGGATGGTCCTGTCATGACCCCTGACCCCACCCCTATCGACCGAGCAGCACAGGCAGTGCGTGATATCGTGGGGCGGCTTCAGGCCGCGACGGAGGAGAACCGCGCTGCGACCGGGTTTGTCGACAGCGCTGACTATTGCGCGCTCGGCGCCGCCCGCGAATGCCTTGCAGCAGTGGAGGCACAGCGATGAGGAAAGGCCGCGGCCGGAATTCCGGCATCGGAACAACTTCAACGGCTTGCGCAACTCTCGACGCCATCAGGGCGGAGATCCGGCACGACATGGCTGAGGCTGCCGGCTTCGTGGCGCAGCGGAACAAGGCGACGACGGACTACGATCAAGGCCTGCTTGATGGCTTCGCGCTGTCCCTCGCCATCATCGACCGCCACATGAAGGCCCCTGCCCCCGAATGACCGCCCCCGCCCCCGCCTCCCCTCGCGGACTGTCCTACGGCACGCTCGGCTCGCTGATCGAGGGCGGCTACTCGCTCACCGCCTACTGTGCGTGCCGGCCGGGCTACGGGCGGAAGCTCGATCTGCCCGCCCTCGCCGCTCGCCTCGGCCCGGAGCACTCCTGCATGTACCCGGACCTCTCTCCGAGGCTACGGTGCGAGCACTGCGGGGCGCATCCCGAGAGCTTCACGCTCTCTGTGGTGCGTCAGTGACTGACCGACCGCCTCGCCTCGGAGATCTGCCGCTCCGTCTCCGCATTGGCGGCGCGCTGTTCAAGACGGGCCTCCTGTAGCCCGACGATTGCCCCGTCGATCTCGTAGACCGCCCAGCCGGCCGACTCGGCGGCTTCGCAGAGAGCTTGGAACTGCGCCTCCATCGCTTCTTCGCAGGTGAGGTCGCGGTCTGGGTGATCGGGCGGAAGCGAGGGTGGCGGAACTGTCATCCAAGTAGCATAGCGCGACGGCGAGTCGCAGAATAGCCCTGCGCCCTTGGGATGTGGTGGACGAAAGGAGGTAACGTTGGAAACTGCGGCCTTATGTATCAAGCGCACCAAGCCGCGAGGGGCGGCTGTGAGGGGGTGGGTGGCGGGGCTACTGGGGGCCGGGCTTGACTTCAGGAGGAAGCAACTCGTCATTCATTGCGCCTTCCTCCTTGGGCTTTTGCTGCTGCTTCAACTGGCATTTAATCTCGTCCTTGTGCAAGGCAGCAGTAGCGCCGAGCCAAGTCTCTTCATCCCAACTTTCTCCACCACTACCGGAATAGCGGAAGAATATCGCAATAACAAAACCCCCTTGAATTGGATTTCGCTCGAGCAGAGCAGTGTTCCCAACCCCCGATTTTCTCTCAATGAAGTAGTCCGCCTGTTGGCCGACAATCTGTCTGGTGCTGCTCGTGGTGCCCCCGCCCCCAGCAATCTTTCCTTTGAATTTAGCGAACGTGTGGACGCTCTCAATCGAGATGATTGCGGGGGTTGCCCCGGTATTCCGGAACTTCACCGACACGTCGTGGCTCCACCCATTTTCGGAGGGGGCAAACGTCACAGTTCCCTCGACGAATACGAGGTACGGTCGGAGTTGACGCTCGGACGTGCTCCTGATGAGTTCATTGGCGTTTACAGCGGCGTTAGCCTGTTTTCTGGTCAGGACCAAGGTGGCTACCAGCGCGACGGTGCCGACAAAAACGAGGATGGTTTGCAAGAGAGCGTACTTGGCCATCTCCACAGTCGCGTCTTGCATCCCTTGCTGGGCGGCAAGATCGTCCAACTCGCGCTGCTCGGAACGCTTTTCTCGGCTATCGCGGGCCTCTGCCTCGGAGTCGCTCTCGATAATGATTACCGGAAGCGCCATAGGCTTGCTTGGGGCGGTTTCGCTGCCAGCACTCTCTTGGCCGCGCTGTCGGCCGTCGCCTTGGCCGTTTACGGCCACGGATGGGGCTAAGGCAGCTAGAAGCGTCAATCCAAACGCAACTGCTGCGCACCAAGAGCCGCCAGACATTGCAGCAAGAACCCCGCCGTGAACTTCCCCCGGCTCACCTTATTCCGAAGGTTGCGCTCGTTCTCGTCAATTCCAATTGCTGCCAGCTTCTCGACGAGCTGCGCATAGGTCACGCCCCGCCGGGCCATCTCACCCCTGAGAATGCCCTTCGCTCGTTCTTCCCAGTCCGTCCGCTCGACCATGTCACGCCTCCTGATGCGAGTGTCATCATATAGCGTGCTTTCGCCCTTGACAACGTGACAGGGTATCATCATATCTAGTGCACACGCACTGGAAATGATGACAAATGGCCCAGCACTTCCTCCTCTCCGCCGCCGCCCGCACCCTTTCGCTGAAGGCGATCTATCGGGACGGCGAGGACCGGGCATACACGACGTTCTGTGCGATCCGCTGGGCTGAGACCAACGGCGAGCCGGTGTGCCCGCGCTGCGGCTGCATGGACGCCTACGCGATCACCACCCGCCGCAAGTTCAAGTGCGCCGCCTGCGGCCACCAGTTTTCCGTCACGTCGGGCACCATCTTCGCCTCGCGCAAGATGAGCTTCACCGACCTGCTCGCCGCGATCTGCATCTTCGTCAACGCCGTGAAGGGCCTGTCAGCCCTCCAGCTTTCCCGCGACATCGACTGCCAGTACAAGACCGCCTTCGTCCTCGCCCACAAGCTCCGCGAGACGCTGGCAGCTGAGATTGCGGACGCCAAGCTGGACGGCGAAGTTGAGATCGACGGCGCCTACTTCGGCGGTCACATCCGCCCGAAGAACCTCGCCGAGCAGCGCGTTGACCGGCGCCGGGCCGAGCACCAGACCGGCACCCGCCGCGTCGTCATCGCCGCTCGTCAGCGTAAGGGCCGCACCGTTACCGTCGTCGCCCACACGGAAGCCGCCGGCGTCGACTTCGCCCGCGCGATCGTCCTGCCCGGCACCAAGGTCTATGCCGACGAGGCCGCTCACTGGGACGTGCTGGAAGCCCACTTCCCGACGGGCCGCATCAACCATTCCGAGGCGTACTCGGCGGACGGCGCCAACACCAATCAGGCGGAAAGCTACTTCTCGCGTCTGCGCCGCATGATCGTCGGGCAGAACCACAAGGTCTCCGCCCGCTACCTCTACCAGTACGCGAATGAGGCGGCTTGGAAGGAAGACCACCGTCGCGAGGCGAACGGTGCGCAGGCCAGCCGCGCTCTTGGGCTGGCGCTGCACTCGCCGGTCAGCCGCCAGTGGGCGGGGTATTGGCAGAGATAAAATTTCGGTATGATTTCAACGCGTGATTGCGGGCGGGGAACCAATGGTGTTGACAGAAGTTTACGCGTTGCTTAGGTGTGTGGTGTCCAGTGGCTCCTAGGCAGCGGCACACCGACAAAGAGGTCGAAGCTGCTGTTGCATTCGCGGAAAGCTGCGGATGGCGCGTGGAAACAGGTCGCAATCATGCGAAGTTTAAACTGCTGTGCCCCCTCGCTGATCGTTCTGGGTGCGTGATCTACGTCTGGTCAACCCCACGGAACGCGGGGAACCATGCGCGACAAATTCTCAAAATGATCTCGAAGTGTACCTGCGGTGATGAGCATGAATGAGCATCAATTTACGTTCCTTGTGTCGGGTGTTGACCCGCATTCGGATGATTTTGCTGACCGCTTCTACGAGGCAGGCTGCGACGATGCTACGCTCATGTTAACGCATGGCTTCGTTGCAGTATGCTTTGCCCGAGAGGCGGATAATTTCGCACAGGCTGTTGTCTCTGCCTACCGAGACGTGCTCAAGGCCGGCGCTGTTGTGGAGCGGTTTGAGCCCGACTATTTGGTGAGCAAGGCTGAAATCGCACATCGAGCCAAATTGTCTAGGTCAGTGGTCAGTCTCTACGTTACCGGAGAACGTGGAATTGACTTCCCGCGTCCTCGCGCGAGGGTCACGTCATCCAGCCCGCTGTGGGACTGGGTCGAAGTATCCAGTTGGCTGCATAAGCGTGACGTCCTTCCGTCCGAGATCGTCGTGAACGCTCGGCTAGCGCGAACCGTCAATTGGCTCGTACAGCGCGAACGGCCGGTTCCGGCGCCAGAAAAGGCGCTGCTGCGAAAGATGGAGAGCATCGCGAGGGAACCCGTGTTGGAACTCGCCTAAGGCGTCTCGCAGGCGGACCTACACCGCCCGCCACACGTACTCGCCCTTCACCTTCTCCGCCGTCCTCGCCACCAGCTTGACGTCCTGACACTGCCGCAACGCCTTGCCGATGCGGCGGACGACGTCGTTCATCATGCGCCGGTCGCGTGCATCCTTCCCCTCCGTCCTCACCAGCGCCTCCGCCATCTGGCGGGACGTGGACGGCCCGTGCTCTCTGAGGTGGCCTAGCAGGAACTGGCGAAGCTCGCCGCGGTAGAACAGCACGACGCGGGGAACGCGCGCGGTGAGCTTCACGGGGCCATCGTAGCCGAGCGTTTCCAGCACCCTGTCCATGCTCTCCAGATCGTTTGAGAGCACGGCCAGGTGCTCCCGTGTCTGGGCTATGGCTTCCATCATCTCCTCACGCTTGCGGAGAAGGCCGGAGATCGTGTTCGCGTAAGACTCGTGGGCATTCAAGGTGTAGCCTCCCTCTGTGCGTTGCCGGGGGAGGATGACGTGCCGACCTTCAATTCCACTGCGATCCGCAGCGCGGACTACACTCCGCACACCCGTACCTTGCGCCTCTGGTTCGTCGAGAGCGGCGGCCCATACGACTACTACGGCGTGCCGCAGCGCGTTTACGACGGGCTCCTTCGCGCGTCGTCTAAGGGAACGTACTTCAACGAGTACATCAGGGATCAGTACAGCGTGAACCGGTAGCCGGCGGCCACCCTGCCACGGCGGCGCCGAGGCGGCCCATCATGCGAAAACCGGCCGGTTTCTGCCACTTTCGCCTTGGTGCTCTTGATACATAAGGCCGGGCTAATGCTCGCTACCCGGCCGGCCGCTCGCACTCCTTGTCGACCAGCCGCGCATACCCGGCGATGTCCGACCAGTGGTCGTAGAAATGCGGATCGCCGGCGAGGATGCGGCCCAGCTTGCAGGCCATCATCTCCAGCGCGTCGGCCTCGACTGGCGTCAGGTCGCCCCAGTTCGGAGCCGCGCGGAACACCCGCTTGATCTCCTGCGTCACGGCCGCCTGCGTCGGATAGTGGCCGTGGGTTGAGCCGCGAACGGCGATCAGGCTGTCGGTGCCGGCATCGGACGCGTCAGTCATCGCCGCCCTCCACGGCCAGGAACAGCACCGGCTTGCCGGCGGCGCGGAACGCCTTGATCTCCAGCCCGACGCCGTAGCTCTCGCGCCAGCCCTCCATCTGCACGACGATGATGCCGTGCGCGGCGTTCATCATCGGCTCGTCGAGCGGCATCCAGACGGAGTGATCGAGCGGATCGAGCCCGCCGTGGATCGCGACGGGATGGCTGTGGGCAATCGGTGAGAACACGGCGAGGCCCTGTTCGACGAGCCGCGCCGACACCTTGGCCGCCTCCTCGAACGCCGCGTTGATCCCGCGCGGATGTTTGGAGTAAACGGTGGCGAGGTACCAGAACGAACCAACATCGGAAAGTTCACTGACGGTGCGATGCAGCCCGCCATCGTCATAGATCATGACCGTCACTTTACATGCCCCCAATTCTTCCTGCTGCGCACGGCTGCTATGGCATGCGTTGAGACGCCATATCGAGCCGCCAAGTCGACGTGGCGATCACGAGATGCTCTTATTGCGATAACCTGACTTTCCGTCAGGATTGATCCTGCATGCGCCTCGCCCAGCAGCACGGGAGGCGGCAACGCCGTTCCCGCGGCGACCCTATCGGCGTGGTTTTCTACGTCTGTCCCCAAGTAAAGATGGTCTGGGTTGACGCAGGATCGGGTATTACACTTGTGCAGGACGTGCATACCGGCCGGGATTTCACCTTGGAAGGCGACCCAAGCTGCACGGTTCCCGTCCATGCGCTTCATTCGGAAGGTCAGCTGCGGATAGCCCTTCCCGTTGAGGGACTTGACCCAGATCCAGCACCCGCAATGGGGCACCGGCATCGAGTTCATCCGAATGCGCTCGTCGAGCGGGACATGAACCGAAACAGGCGTGCGGTCGCCTGCGCTACCAAGAGGGTCGCCGTATTTGCGGGCCTTTGCGTAGTGCGCAGGGCAGTACAAGCCCTTCCAGACCGACTTGTCGCAGCCATCAACGGCGCATATACGAACTTCAGCCATGCCGTGCGCTCCTACGCTCGGGGTGGTCAGGGCCGGAGCCGGTGTTGCAAGCACCGCTTCGGCCCGAATAGTATAGCGCTACACAGCACGTGCTGCACGCTTTTTTGTTGGCGGCAGATTGACTTGCACGCGCCCATCCTCCCCGTTTTCTCGATGGATGGTGATCGAGACCAAAGATTTGCCGGACCCGTACTTGCCGGAGTGGAAAGCGTCGACTTCGGCCAGCGACCGGAAGCACTCGACGCGCACGCCCAGCACCTCTTGCACCCGCATGTGATGCAGGTGGCCGTGCAGGAACAGGCGATAGTCCGTCTCGCCCCAGTCCTCCCGGCACTCGGTAGCCATCGCCCCGGCCATCTCGGCCGGCTTCAGTCGGTGGCCGTGGTGGGCGCCGATGAGCGTGGAGCCGAAGCGGAAGAACCAGTAGTCGGCCTCGCCGCCCTCGATTCGGACCCGGCTATTGCCGCGGAAATGCTGCACGAGGGCGACGTAGAGCGTGATCCAAGCGTTCCGGTCGTGGTTGCCGCGCAGGACCTTGACGATGACCAGGGCGTGCTTTGCCAGAGCGCTGTAGATGCCCTCGATCGCGAGCTGGATGCCGCAGATGATGACGGGCAGTTGGGTGTCCGATACCTGCAGAACGTGCTTGCTGGTCGGCGTCATCGCCAGGTCGTCGTCGGCGTGCGTCCAGTCGCCCAGTTGGAGGATGAGCGCAGTGCCGCTGTCGGGTGATCGCGCGAAAAGGTTCGTGGCCGTGTCGCGCAGTCGATCGGCGGCTAGGGCGAGATCAAAGTCGCCCTCGCAGGCATCCGCCGTAGCCCGTAGGCCGAGATGCACGTCGGCCCACGGGTAGATAGTCAGGCGGTTCTCGTCGACCTCGCCGGGCGCCGGGATGTCAGGTGCGCGGCACTCCCACTCCGCCAGCGCCGCCTCGACGGCAGCGGTGACCTCGCCCGTGCTGACCGGGCCATCCTCCCGCGTCTTCACCCATTGCGCTGTGACGCGGCCGTCTGCGTCGAGCAGCGCGGACACGCCTTTGACGACGTGACCGGCAGGGACCGCGAACTCGTCGCCAGGCTCCGGCTTCTGCTGGACGAACTGGCGACGGACCTCGCCGTCCTCGCCCAACTCGGTCGTGCTGCGCGAGACCCGGAAGCCCGGCAGAATGGGTGCGTAGCCCATCAGGCCCCGCTCGGCGGCGCGGGCGAGCCGGCAGGCCAGCGTCTGCCTCGGGATGCCGGCTGCGAGGGCTGCTGCTGTGATTGATCCGTGCTGCCCTCGAAGCGCGACGGCCTCGGCGAGTTCTTCGTCGGTGAGCGGTTGCCCCCGAGCGTACGACTGCGTGGAATTGCTCACGCGAGTACTCCTGCGCGGGGATGGATCAGAGGGCCTTGGTTGCCCACGAGGCGAGGCGATCAGCCATCGCGCCGATGAACAGCAGGAAGCCGCCGAGCGCCGCGTACGCCTTCCAGCCCCCTCGCGCGGCCACGATGGTGTCGCGGATCTCGCGCACCTCTGACCGCATTTCCTTGATGCTCTCGCGGAGTTCACCGCGGTCGCGAGCGAGCGATTCCACGCGGGCTTCGATCGTCGCCAAACGCTCTTCAGGGGTCGGTGCCATGCGGCGCCCTCCTTGCGAGTTGGAGGGTGTCAGCCCTTGGCGCGGAGCCGGGCTAGCATGGTCGTCACCACCCGATAGGCCGGAGGAGCGAGCGCGAGCAGACCGCCCCCGATCAGTTCGACGTCGGCGGCGTTGGCGTAGCCGCGCGAGGCGAGCCACACGCCAGCGGCGGTGATGGCGTAGCGGAGAAGCTGAGGCCAAAGGGCCTGCTGGGCAGCAGTCGGATCCATAGGATGTCCTTTCAGGTGGTGAGGTGGAGGATGCAGAGGATGGCAAGCAGCGCGGCCGTGGTGAGCGCCGCGACGCGCCAGACGCTCACGCCGGCCCGCGAGCACGCGCCTCGTTGAGCGCCGCCCACGTCTCGTCGGTGACGACGCCGGAAGGGTCGAGGGACGCGAGCCGCTGGACGTTGCGGACGGCCTGACCGGTCGCCTCGTCGAATTGGCCGGTGACCCGGACGACGTGCCCGGCGGCGCGTAGGGCGCGCTGGAGCTCGACGACGTGAGGTCCGCAGTCGCCGTCTTCGAGGATGGGATGGGCCATCGTCAGGCTTCGTTGATTGACAGTTCGTCCGACGAGCGCACGAGCGGCGCCGGCGCAGTCGGCAGGTCGAAGGTCGTCGGCCAGCGGAGACCGAGCAGCCGGTCGCTCGCCAGCCAGGCATCGGTGACGGCATCGCTCTGGTTGCCGCCGCGGATCAGCAGCGCGCCATCCGGACGAACGGCCCGGACGAAGCCGACGTGGCCGGAGGTGCCTGACTTGGCGCCCCGCCAGAACACGGCGATGGCGCCGACGGCCGGCGTGTCCAGCGGCCGGCCGAACCGCAGCCAGTTGCGCGCGAGGTAGGGATTGGCCGGCAGCGGCTCGTCCGGCAGCGTCAGGCCGATGGCCGTCTCGACGAAGTCGCCGCAGTTCCCGGTGACGATGGCGCCGCCGTTGGGGTCTCGGATGATGATCCGGCCCTGCGGGACCGACACGCAGTACATCTTCCCCGAGAACTCACGCTGAGAGATGTGCTTTGGCTGGATGCGACGCGCACCTCGGTTCGGGCCAATGCGGACTTCCCAGCATTCGCGTGTCGACAACTGAGAACTCTTTTTGCCAACGGAGACGTTCCATCCCGCGAACACAGCGAGGGTAAACAAGGCGTCCTTCGCGCTGTCGCTGGACGTGTAGAGATGGATGCGGCTCTGGTTATCGTTGCCATCGAAGATGGCGTAGGCTCGCAAAAACGTCTCCGCCTCGCGTGCGTTGAAAGAATGAAGGAACGCCGTCGACAGCGACTTGCCCTCGGCGAAGGCGACCGCAAAGAAGTCCGGGATGCCGAAGGTCAGAGTGGTCAGAGGGGCGTGAGAGAGCGGACCATACGCCCGCTTCGCGACGTAGCAGTGCGACGGACCAAGGGCCATCAGCGCCGCGATCTTGCGGGCTCGGGAGACCTGAAAGCTGCACTTGCCGCGATGGAAGCTGCCGTCGGACATGAACGCTGCGAGGAATACGAGTTCCTCGTCGGACAGCCCGCAGCCGCCGCTTAACCGACGCGCATGGGAAATTCTGATCCCGCCGGAACCCATCTCGTCCAGCGTGCCGAAAGCAGGCGCTTCGCCGGCGCGCCACTCTCCCCACCACCGATGCCCGACGTCGCAAGTGAGTTGAAGCGAACGGTGGTCGATGTCGAAGACCTCCCCCTCGTAGTCCTTCGAGACCGGGATGTAGGTGGTGGGCGAAATCTCGCCCCCCTCGGACACTTGGTAGACGCGGCTGGCAGTCAGCGCATCAAGCCGTTGCCACCCTTCCTCCGTGAGGATCTCCGTCTCGCCAGTGAAGCACCAGGGCAGCTTGGACGGGTCGCCGAGCGTCGTGCCGTCCGACCGCAGCCACTCCGACAGTTCGATGCGGTTGCGGGTCTCATGCAGCCCGAGCCGGCGCGTCGCCTCGGCGTACCACGGGGCGGTGAGGCTCACGGATTTCGGCTCCGTCGAGACACCGAACAGAGCCTCCAGCGTCTTCGGCCCGATCGTGCCCGGCCACTGGATTGCGAGGCCGCGGTCGGCCTGAAACGCCGCCACGGCCCGGCGCGTCACGGCGCCGGCAACACCGTCGGCACCCCACGGCCCCACGTCGTAGCCGAGCGAAATCAGGCGCCGCTGAACGGCGCGAATGTCGATCGTCATTTTCACTCCGATTGGTTGGGGGACGCAGTTGCGCTATCGTCCCGCGTGTGCCCCGATGCTCGAATGACATTGGTCGTTCGACTGGGGAACGCGCATAGAAGGGCGGTCGAGATGAGCAACGAGGACCAGAAGCGGGCGAACACCACAGCGTTTCGGAACATGCTCGCTCATGCGGCTACTAGCGACAAACAAATGCCGCTGGACTTTCTTGGTATAACCTATTCACTTGCAAGCATCGAACCAGAGCCTGGTATGTGGTATTTTGCGTCCAGTTGCCCGACTTGCAGACGGGATACGCCTCTACTCGAGGACCCGTCTAAGGGCGCGCTAGGAAACCCATTCAGCGGGGCGGGCGCAGTTCTTGTTGCTTGCGTATTTTGCGGGAACGAGGTGCGGGCTGGTAGCCAGGACATTCGTCCCACACAATGGCACGTCGCTCGGGCTGCTCCGTCAACGACACGGTGATATCGCCCGCGGCGTCCCGCGTGTGCGGGGGATGCACCGATGGCCGAGGCCACGGAGGGGCGGCGATGCTCGGCTACCCGATCGACGTGGCGAGGGAAGAGGCTGAGGTACGGGCAAGGGGGCTGCCATGAAACGTGCGGCGATTCGAAAGTGCAGGGACCGGCTACACAGCGCCAGCACCAAATTGCAGGCTCTGCGCGAAGCCACGTCACAGCAGGCATTTAAAGTCTCGTGGATCGACTTCCTATTTCACTCCAAAGGCATCTACGATACCCTAAGGAAGGGAGCCGAAGGGTTCCCGGCTTCGGTAGAATGGGCAACAGGTAAGTACAACGCACGACTTGGCGACCCCCTCCTCAACTATATGGTGGAGGCCCGGAACGACGAAGAGCACGGACTCGGATCGTCACTGGAGCTTCAGCCCGAGCGCCACGAATTCGGCTTTGGTGGGGGTGGCTTCAGTGGCGGTGTGAGGCTCGACGGCGGGCAATTCAGAAACGTTATCGCATCTGGCCCGGTATTGTTCACCGGGCCGCTGCCGGCTGGAACTCGGGTAAGATCACTCGATGGGCGGCCGGTGCAAGTGCGCTCAACGCCGGCCACGATTATGCTCATCCCGGTCACGCCTAGGCGCGGGCCGCCTATACCACCTCCAGGCCAACATCTTGGACAACCATTGACAGACGCCTCGCCACTCGCAGTGGCCGAACTGTTCTTGGTATATCTCGAAACGCTGGTCGCAGAAGCGGGCGGGCTGGTGCAGAGCGGCTGATCTTGACCTTCGGGAACCCGCTTCAACTGCAGCGAGCGAGGATCTGACGGCTCACCAGCTCGCCATAGTCCGTGTTCGCGTGGGCGCAGCTTCCCTCGGCGCAGTACTCCGGCAGCAGATAACCGTCGCTGTCGCACGCTTCCTCCGGCGAGGGGATCACGTCGATGCCCTTTCGTGCACAGTGCTCGGCGAACAGGCTGGAGTGCAGCCGGTACAGCTTCAGGCGAACCGCCGGGCTCGCGATATCCACCGGATTGCCGCCGGTGAATTCGTCGTCAAGGTTCGCCTTGACGTAGGCATTGGATCTTGGCGGCGGCGGAGACTGCACGTGGACCACGGGAACGCCGCTGTGCTCGGCGATGAGGTCCAACAGCATCAGTTGCGCCTTGATGCGGTAGCTTAGCGTCATCTTGATCGCGGCGAACGGGATGATCTCCGCGGCACTATCCACCTGCGACGCACTGTCCCCGACGCCGTCGTAAAAATCGAACGGCCGCGAATGATCCGAGATCGCCATGGCGAGGTGGGCATTACCGCCGATCGCACAGAACAGGCTGCCGGCCGGCGTGGCGTCCGGTGCACCACCGACACACACGATCCCCCGGCCGGCGTCGCCTTGCAGGAGCCGATCGACCAATCCGCCCATCACCTCCCGCACCTCGGATCCGATGCCGTCGAACCGCGGGAAGCACTTGCTCTCGCGGATGACCACGCCCCGGAACGCCGCTTCTTCGAGCCGTTGCGCTCCGCTCAGGATGGCCTTGGCGTGGCTATTGCCGATTACGGGGACCCTGGGATGCATCGTCTGCCCCTGTGGCGCACAAAGCGCCGGGGTTTGAGCGTAAGTCCGAAGATCACCGCTGCGCAACTACTCGTCATCGTCCGGCCAGACACAGTCGGCGAGCGGGCGGGTCGGCATGGTGGCGAGCATGGCGTGATGCTGCTCGTGTGCCGGGTCGTCGAGGACGCGCGCCGGCAGGGCGTAATCGCCGTCTGCGAGCAGGCGCGGCTCTAGCGCGGCGCCGGCGTCCGTCGGGCCGCGCACCGTCTCGGCGGTCGACGGGTCGAGGATAAGCATCAGCATCAGATTGCCCCGATGTGGTCGAGCCAGCCGCCGATAATGGCGTGCAGATCGGAGACGTTCTGCGCCGTCAGTCCGGCGCCGAAGCCCGCTGCAGCGACGTGCCGGGCGCTGAACAGGGTGCCGGCGCCGCAGATCCTCATCGTGGCGCTGGGGATCGCCACCGACGCGACGGCCTGCGGCGTGAGAAGCGTAGCGCCCCGGAAATTCGCCGCCTCGTTGGAGGCTACCCGCGACCAGCCATAGAGCCCCAGGCTGTCGGCAAACGTGTCGGTGACGCTTCCCGTCGTCGTGTTCGTTCGGCTGGTCTGCGCCGTCACGCTGCGCCCGATGAGCCGGCAGCCTGTGCCGTTGCCGATATCCGCCGTGGCAGCTGCACTGTCCGTCAACGACCACACCCAGATTGCGGCGCTGTTGAGGGTGTAGTGCCCGCCAGCGGTGCTTGGATTGATGCCGGTGTCAAAATAGGACGTCGCGCCATCGCCGGCGAAATAGCGGTCCGTCACAACCGTCGGGGTATTTGTCGGCGTCAGCAGCGTGCCGGCCGGCGCGACAAGGTTGACGCGGCTCGCCGCTGCCGAGTGCTGCGGGATGTAGATGCTGTCATGCTTCGACCACAGCCCCGCCGCGACGAGCGGCTTGACGAGGATGCGGTCCATATCGGCGAGGCGCTGGCTGCGAGCCGGCGAACCCGCAGCGACGAACGCTCGCTGGACTCGGTGCGTCTCGATCGACAGAGCCGGCGGCCGACCGTAACCGGCGGCGATGGGGTAGCCGAGGCCCAGCGCGAGCGTCATGCTGCAGCCGTCCCCTCGGACACCACCCACGCCGTCGCGGCGTTGATGTTGTCGATCGAGACGGTGCCGTTCTGCTTGGCCACCCGGTCGTCGCCGCTGTATTGAAACGTGATTGTCGCGCCGGAGCCAGCCGCGAGAATGACCGCGCCGGCCCCCATCCGGCGGATCAGCATCGACCAGCCGCGTGCGATCGTGCTCGGGAATGTGAGCGTTACCGTCGAGGCGCTATTGACCACGAGCGCTTTGCCGAGATGCGTGTCGCCAATCGTCGTGTTCTCGGTAATGTCGACGATCGAGCTAGGCGCCCGCGTCGGGCCGCGCATGGACTTGCCCGCCGGCCATGTCCCGGACGCTTTCGGGCCGTAGAGGATGATCGCCTCGTTGTCGTCGTCGTAGCCGATTGCGAAATCGCCATTGTTGGCGAAACCGTTGGACGGCGCGGACGCCCCGACAGCATAGACCCCTCGTCCCCGCAGCGACCGGCCTGCAGGCCAGCCCTCGGCCGTCTTCGGGCCGTAGATCAGGGCGACCTCGCCGGAGACGTACTGGATGCCGTAATCCCCGACGAGCCCGTCGTCGATTGTCGGCGCCGCCGTCAATTCGATGACGCCACGCCCATCTCGGCCGACGGTCGTGACCGCAATCGCTACTGCATCGCTCATTCGACACCTGTCGTGACTGCATCGGTGACGGACATGGCAAACCGGCCGGCGTTGATGCGGACCGTTCGAAACTCTTTGTTGATCAGCAGAAGATCACCGATCCACTTCTTGCCGCCGGTGAACTTCTCCTCGATCACTTCGAATGGGATGATGATCTCGGCGATCTTCTGAGTATCGTCTGTGATGACGAAGGAGCCATCGGCTGTGTTCGCGTCGAACACGGGCTCTTCGTCCTCGGCCTCCGTCAGCTTGAGGTGGGCGTGGATATCGTAGTCACTGAGCAGAACGTCCGGGTTGAAGACGTTTGCGAAGCTGAACCGCATCACAAACGGGGCGGAGTTTTCCGCAAACTCCCACGTCTTGATCAGGTTGACAGCCATGATCAACCCTCTCGTCAGCTAAACCGACCGATGTTGCGCTCGTAGTCGACGTCAGCGACTTCCTCGGGATCGCGCCCGGACTTCGCGACGTTTTCGCCAAAGGCGCGGAAGATCCTGAAATTTGTGTTTGCGTGCTGATCGGGATTGCTCAGACCCCACAGCGACTGCGTCACGCCGAGGTGGCCCAGCTTTGCAGAGAAATCACCAGTGTTGTTCCCCTCGTCCGCCCGGGAATCTGACAGAACTCCAAGGCTATCGCGCCAGCGTAGCCTCGCGCCCGAGCCATTACGCCAGAACGCTAGCTGCCCGATCCTTCCGTAGTGACCGGAGATATTGAAAAACCGCGTATCGACGTCGGTGCCGCCATCGAGTTGCCTGCGGCTGGTCAGGTAGTCATTGCCACCGGACGTCCAGAATCCCATCGTCAGCAGGTCGACCTCAGGACCGACATAGCCTTGGCTGGTGGCCGTCCAGCAGATCACGGGGCGCGTCCCCGTCGCAGGCCAGTCGGATTCCGTCAGAAGGCGCAGGTAGACGCAGACGAGGAAGTGCTGATCCCCCTCGCCGCCATCCCAGATGTCCGCCGCGAAGTTGGCCGGGATCGTGACTTCAACCGGTTTGGACGTGACCGAGTTGAAAGCCATGCCTCCGCCGATGAGCGACACGGCCTGACCCGAAAAGATGTCGACGGCCCCGTCGGCCGTCTCGCTGATGTCCGGGACGACGTCGCCATCGACCGGGGCGACACCAGAGGGCCAGCCGTAGCGGTGGCCGAAGTCGTAAAGGAAGCCGACGCCGCCATTAGAGTCCCGAAGCAGTGCGTCACGGACGAGCGCCGGGGAGCCGGGAGGAGCCTCCCGGTCGGTATGGATCACCACTGTCATTGGATCGCCTCTCAGCGTGTCGTCAGGAGGCGCCGCAGCACCCCGGAAATCACTTTGCCGCCGTCGCCGAAGCCGACCTCACCGGTCGCGCTCGGATGAGCCCCGTCCGCTCCGAGCCATTTCCGCGAGGATGCCCAGTTGTACTGGCTCACCGTGTCGCCGAAGTAGCCCTGCAGATCCAAGAACGCGCACTTCTTGTCGACAGCAACCGCACGCGCATAGTCGGCAAAATCAAACATTGACGTAGATCGACCGAGCGCATTTTCTGGCGGCATCATAATGAGGACATCAGCCAGAGGGTCGACGACCCGAAGCCGGTCCGTCATGCTGGCGGTGCGGCTTCCGAACTCAGATGGCGCGATGCTGGCTTGGTCGTTCGTCCCGAACATGGAGATGATGAGCTTCGGCGCCATCGGCGTGATGCCGGACACCCACTCGGTTTCATCTTCTTCGAGGTACTGGCCGAGGTTCGCGCCGGACCTCGCGATCTTGTCGACGCGGACGCCGGAGCCGGAGCCCTTCGCGAACACACCGGTCAGGTCGACCGTGCCGTCGACAACCTCGATGCGGAGGGTAGTCGCGCCCGTCGGCATCCCCGTAAGGGTCACGAGATCGAGCGTGCCGTCGCCGGTCAGATCGAGCGTCGTCCACGACCCGCTATCCCAGCGGTAGCGAGCCTCGCCGTCCTCGGTGCCGAGGAAATAGAGGATCGCGGTCCCATTCCCGGCCGGATAGGCGATGGTGACCGGCGCCCCCGGCGTAGACGACCGAACCTTGCCACCATCAGGCGTGGCGTAGCCCCGCCACGTCGGCGTCCAGTCGTCGGCACTGATGGTCAGGACGACATCGTCGCGCGCGTTTTTGTGTGCCTTGAGCGGCGTGTCGTCCTCGCCCCACGCAAATCCGGTGTAGCCCGCACCGGCATCGCCGAATTCGGCCTGCAGCTGCAATGTCAGCGCCTGGAGCCAGTATCGCTCGTTGTCGCTCCAGCTATCCCCGACCACGAGGATGGGCAGCTGCTTGACCACCCCGGCCTGGATGGACGCGATGGCATGGCGGGTCTGCCGCAGATACCAGTCGCCGAAGATCGGGCCGACCGGCTCGGAAGAACCGCCGCCGCCACCACCGCCGCCGCTGTCGATGTCCGACCAGACGATGTTGCCGTCCGGGTCGACCACGACGATGTTGCCGTTCGATCCGTCGTCCCGATAATCCGGGTCGATCGCCGCCTCGAAGGGGCCTACGCGCGCGCTCACCACCGCCTTGGTGGTGAGCGGCGTCATCAGGTCGGCGGCCGTGTTGGCCGTGCCAGCCAGCGCTTCCTCGACCGTCGCGACGTCGATGCCGAGATCCGCGATGGCCGGGTTGACGACCGGCTTGCCGTTGGCGCGCTGATAGACGGCGCAGATCCACGCATCCTCGCCGCCGCTGATCGAAATGAAAATGCCAGTGTCGTTGGCGGCGCGCGTGATGTTTGCGCCACCCGGGAGGAGCAGCGTGGTCCCGTTGTGCGTGATCGTGCCGGCCCCGAGAAACCGCACCACCCGCGTCGCACCCGGCGTGGCGACCCCCAGAGCGTTGATCGTCGCCGTGCCGGACACCTGCACGAATTTGCCGGTCGCTCCGGCGATATTTGTGGTCGAGGCTGACGCGATGTTGGTGGCGCGGGCTTCCTCGAAGTCGATCGCGGCTTTCAGCAGAGCGTCCGCCGCGTCGGCGTAGGCGGTCGTGGCAAGGCGGGTGCTGTTGTTCCCGGCCGTCTGCGTGGGCGCGGTCGGATCGCCCGTGAGGGCCGGCGAGGCGAGCGGCGCCTTCAAGTCGATCGCGGCCTGGAGCAGCGCCTTGTGGCTGTGCACGAACGCCGTCGTCGAGATGCGCGTGCTGTTGTTGCTGTCGCTCTGCGTCGGGGCGGTCGGATTGCCCGTCAGTTCCGCGTTGTTGAGCGGCGCCTTGGTGCCGAGTGACGTTTCCGCGGCCGCGATCCGGCCCGTCAGGCTTTCAATTTCCTCGGCGACGTCCGCCGCAAACGCGCGCTTGGACACGCTCGGGTTAGCTTCAGCGGTCGGAGTCGTGCCGTTCGCAGCCATGACAGCTCCGTGAAATCAATCGGTTGATGGAAGGGATGGAGCCGTCAGGCCCAGAGCGATGGCGCTTCGTCGACCAGCTCGAGGTCCCACGTCAGATCGTCAGCAGGCACCGCCGCCGCGATGATGCAGCGCCGCGCCGGGACCACGCCGGACGTCACGAGACAGCCGGCCACGAGGGTGTCGCCGGGGTCATCAAACGGCGTGGCGAAGTCGATGCGGTTCCGGTCGGCGCCGGACGGGCCACCCTCGACGGTCAGGATCGTGCCGTCCGTCAGGCGGATCGACACGACGAGTGGCGTCGACAGCCCGAACAGCGAGGTATCGCCGTCGAACATCGGATCATCCGGGTCCTCGCCGAAGAACGGCTCCTCCGGGTCACCCTCGGGGAACATCGGATCGTCTGGATCGTCACCGAAGAACGGCTCGTCGGCATCAAGGCCGTCCTCGCCGAACAGCGGTCCCGCGATCTTCTCGTGGATCATGTCGTCGAGAAGCAGCGACGTGATCTGGTCGCTGGTGTTGACTTCCTTCGAGACCACCCTGCCCTGACTGACGTACCGGGCGACGATATCGCTCTGCAGCGCCACCAGATCCCCGCGTCGGCAGGTCAGCGCCTCGACGGGCGCCCGCAGCCGGTAGGTCCGGGAACGGAGCCGGGATTGCTTCAGGTCGAACGCTGCCCGCGCCTCGACGAGCGACTGTTTCGTCAGGCCGTCGTAGGTGATTTCCTCAAAGATCGACGCCGCGACATTGCCGCCGGAGCCGTCGGCGTTGTAGCCCTCGTCATAGACGGTGACGAACGTCTCGCGGTAGTCCATAGCCTCGGCCCGGAACCGGGCGATGAACGCGTGTGGCCGAGCCGGGAACACCTTGCTGATGGCGTGATCCGCCGTGTTCCGGTGCGACAGCAACTGCACCGGAGCGTCGCCGCTGCGGTCCTTGTCCTCGATGACGCCCCAGATCTCCGACTTGTACGGCCGGGCGTAGCCGGCAGCCGCAATCAGCCCAAGCGCAGCATCGACACTCATTCCGCTCAGGACGGCGGAGATCTCCAGCCCGTCCGTGGCGCAGCGGTCCCGCCACGCCAGCAGCGCCGCATTGTCGACCCTAGCCTCTGGCAGAGTGCGGGCGTTGAGAGGCCCACGCAGCACGTCGCGGAAGTGCGGCGCCGGGTTCTTCGTCGTCTTCCAGTCCGTCCACGCCTCGTCTTCGTCGTCCCAGTCCCGGACGTAGCCCGAGAACAGTGCCGTCACCGGCTGGACGTTGCGGTTTTTTGCCTTGATCGCGATCAATGCGCAGCCGGTGCCGTTCACCGGAGGCGAGTTCCGCACCGAGGAAATCCGGGCGACATGCGCAGCCTGATAGAGGCCGAGTTGCGTCCGCGGCGCCTTGTGGACACCGGTGTCCGTCCAGTAGTCGAACAGGGTCGGCGCCGACGTGCCGGTGTAGCCATCCGTGACATAGCCTGCCGGGTCGCCAACGCCAGAGCCGTCAGAACCGACGCGGGTGATCGAACCCTTCTTGATCTCGATGTCATAGATGGCCTTGTCGAAACCGGCTCCGGTCTGGAGATAGACGATCGCCTCGTGGCGCTTCAGGATCAGGTTCTGGACGCCGGTCGCGCCGTAGTTCGTGGCGTCGACATAGCGGGCGCCGGAGCCGCCGTAGAAGTGGCTATCCGCCTCCCAATCGTTCGGACCGGACAGAGCGCCGACCTGCGTGAAAGCCTGTCGGAAGCCGCGATCATCAGGCGGGGCCGTGGGGGTAGGCGCGCTATCCCACACGATTTTCACGCAGCGCCGAACCATTCCCGAGCGGCGGTTGACGATGTGAAGTTCGGGGAGGTTGATCCATGTGCTGTCGCCGCGCTCGCGGATGCGGATGCGAAGCGGCAACACCATGAAGTTGTTGACCGATGTATCTCCTGATGTGTCGTAGATACCCTCGGGAAACATGAAGTTGATCCAGATTTCGTCGCAGGACATCCGTGAGGTAAAAGCGTGCCACTGCGGCGCCGCTGCACTCGGGTTGCTCTGGTCGATAAGGACCTGTGGTTCCTCGTCATCTGTCCTGAAGCCCGTCAATTCGACGGTTGGAGCCTCGGTGTGCGCGTAGCGCGTGATCAGGGAGAGCGGCTCGTCATCGTTCCAGCCCTCGCGGGTCTGGACGTTGAAATCCTCGATACGATCCTCGTCGACATCGCCGACCCGGATCGCCTCGATCTTGTGCGGGCCGGCGAGGCCGTAGACGACCTCGACGAACTCGTCGTCGCCGCGAAGCTCGATCAGCGGCTGCGTCAGAGCCGGCGGGGCGAACCGCAACGACCCCACGACGCGCGGAAGTGGGCCGCCCGGGGCCGCGACGTTGGCCGAGGCCGAGGCCGTGCCGCCCTTTTCGCGGTCCGGCGACTGCATGGAAGCCGGAGGCGGAGCGAGTGCGGAGACAGCAAGCCCGCCGGCAAGGCCGACCGCCGCGCCAGCAGCCGTCGCGCCCCATGTGCCGGCAGCAAAACCCTCGCCCAGAAGAGCGAGGCCGGCCGGGCCGAGCGCTCCACCGGAGACAGCTGCCGCTGCAATCACGACCGCCAGCGACGCGACCGTCGTCAGGACGTTTTTGGCGCCACCACCGCCACGACCGCCACCACCAGGGACGAGGCGGAGCACCACTTTCGTGCCCGCTTTCGGACGGACGAGCCGCCAGAAATCCCGGTCGATCGGGGCCCCGTTCAGATAGGCGGTGCCGACCTCCAGGAACCGGGCGTGCGGCAGGCTGCCGAACAGCGCAGCGCAATCAGCCAGCGTTTTCCCGGCCGGGATCGCTGCCGTAATCCCCTCCGTCGAGAAAGGATCACGCGACCAGGTCGCCTCGAACGTGGCGATCATGCCAGCGCGTCGTGCCTGTAGATACCGACGATCCGGTGCCGCAGCGCCCGGTCGTCCATGCGCATGATGGTCGACAAGGACGCCTCCTGCGCGTGCAGCACCAAGCCCGGCGAGACGACGATTCCGACGTGCGCCGGAAGCCGGCGATCCGTCATCACGACAACATCGAGCGGACGTTCCGCCCCGGCCGGCACCAGCGTCGTCCACGGCGGGATCAACAGGGCCTCGCCGATCCGGCGCAGCACCCGGTGCAGATCGTCTGCCGCCACCGTGTCGTGGCTCGGCAGGTCGATGCCGGCGACGTCGCGGTAGATCAGCCTCGTCAGCCCCCAGCAGTCGACGCCGCTCCGATCACGGCCGCCGCTCACAAACGGCAGCCCGACGTAGCGCTCCGCCCAGCGAGTGCCGGTCAAAGGAACAGCCCCGGCGCCATGTCCTGCGTCGCTAGCGTTTTGGGCCACGGCTCGGCGCCGTAGTCCCGGAGGATCAGCGACCCGCCAACCATCTCCGACGTGATTTCGATCTCGACGAATTCCAGGTCACCGGCCTCGTATTCGACGTCTGGCGTTCCCGTCGGTGTCCGCGGATCCACCGTCAGGTCGAAGTCGCCGCTGTCGTAGATCCGGGCCGTCACCGTGGGAGAGCCGGTCAGACCCTCCACAGCTAGGCCGACGCGGCGGTCGACGTTCTGAACCGACAGCCGGGCCTCTGGCGTCCCGTCCGTGTCGGAGACCAATTCGATCTGAAACGGTGCGCCGAAGTAGCGCTCACCGCCGATGAGGAAATCCCTCGTGTCGTTGATGACCCGGATCGGCTTATCCAGTTCATCGTGCTCGAAGATCAGCGCGACCAGCACGATACGGCCGGAGGCTTCCGCCTCGATCGCTCGGCGGAAGCTGTTCGTAATCGGGCGGGGCATGGATCAGAGCCGCTGCAGAACGACCGAAACGACGAAGGTGTCCGGGCCGAGGTTCGTGATGCTTGGCGCCTCGCCCACCGCAATCTTGAAATCTGCGCTCGCCTGCAGCAGCTCGTCGAAGTAGGTGAAGGGCAGCGAGCCCATCTCCAGATCGTCTTTCAGGAACGCGCGGAAGGTCAGGACCTGCGCCCGCGTCATCCACCACGACTTTTCCACGAGGTCCGGCACGTACGAGGACCGCCGCCGCGTCATCGAGGGGCCGGTATCCGGCGAAAACGACACGACGCCGAGCCCAACGCTGTCCCGCCACCCGTCTCGCCCGGAGATGGATGGAAGCGTCGCCGGCCACGGGGTCGCCATCTCAGGCGCGCCGCGTGTTCTGGACGGAAGCGCCAAACCGCGCCTTCATCGGGGCATCGTACTTGCCCTTCATCAGCGACTTGCCGATGTGGACGTCGATGATTTTCCCGATGTCGGTCTGGCGCTCCTCGGTCGCGACCTTCTCGCCCGACGAGTTGTAGATGTTCACCTGCGTCTCGCTGCTACGCGAGGCGCCGGAGGGGGCCATCGCCGCCATCTGCTCGCGGGTGAACACGCCCTCCCCGCGTCGAAGAATGGCGGGCACCTCGTCGCCGGCGAGCCCGCCGGTGTGCATCCTGCGGGCGCCGGCGAAGACGTTGTCATTGACCGCGCGCATGGCCGCAGACGCACCGACAATGCCGCCAGTGTGCATGGTCGGCACGAGGTTGAGCGGCGCGGTGCTGCCGCCGAACAGGCTGGTGAAGAAGCCCCCGAGACCGCCCCCGCTCGGGGTGCCGCCGACGATGCTTGCGATGGCCTGGCCGAGCCCGCCGACCTGCGGCGTCGTGCTGGCGAGCGTGGCGCCGAGGCCCTGAAAGCTCTGTGTGGCGGTCTGCGCGGCCTGTGCGGCCTGAGCAGCAGCCGCGCCCATGTCGCCGGGACCACCGAACAGCGGCGCGCCTGAATAGACCGGCGGCGCCGGAGGGCCGAACTGGCCGAACGCGGCACCGAAGCGCGAGGGATCGGCCGGTGCCGGACCCGCGCGGGCGCCCCATGAATACGGGACCCACGCCGGATCTGCCGTCGGGTCGTTGCCGCGGTACTGTGTGAACTGCCCAAAGGCGCCGGCAAAGCGCGACGGGTCAGCCGGCGGGAGCGGCGGGCCGTAGGTGCCGTCATACGAGGGCGGCGCGTACTGATAGGATGGCTCGTAGCCCTCCCGTCCGATCGCACCTGCGGCGCCAGCCTGCGCGATGCCGGCGCCCATCGAGACGACGTTCGGCACCCGAGCGCCGGGAGCATTGCTATTTGCGGCCGACGGGCCTCCGACCATGCCGGAGATCCACTGCCAGATCGGTCCGCCCGGGGAGGATGCGATCCCACCCGGCGCATTCGGGTTGGCCGGCTGGAACAGTGCGTCGAGCGCCATGTCGAGCATGCGATCGGCGAGACGGTTCAGCGCATTCGCGAAGATGGTTGCCGCATCAGCGCCGTTCCGCAGATCGGTGATCATCCCCTGCAGCATGGACCGGCCGGTCCGAGATGCCTCGTTGGTCTGGTCAAGGGCTTCCCGTCGATCGTATTCCGCCTGAGCGATTTTCGCGGCCGCCTCCGCACGCAGATCCGCTTCCTCGCGGATGCGTGCCATTTCCTGTTCAGTGACGACGCCATCGTTCTGCCGGGCGATGGTCAGTAGCTCGAGTTCGGCACGGTAGTGCTCGATCGCGTAAGCGGACTCGCCCCAGAGCGCGGCCTGCTCCTGCAGCACTTCGGTCTGCCGGCGGAATTCGTCCATCTGTGCGTTGAAATCCGTCTCCATCGGGAACGGATCTTCGGCGAGAGAGCGGAGCGGGCTCGGCTTCGGAAGGCGCACCGACGCTTCGATCTCAGCCCGGCGGATCGCGGCGTCCGACCGACCGCGCGTGTCCGCATACTGTCGATAGCCGTCCAGAAGCGGAGTGCCGACCGACAGCCGATCAGCCTGCTCGCCGAGTGACTTGAATTGGGCTTCCACGTTAGCGAGCGGCCTGAGCAGCGCCGTAATTTCGATCGCCGCCTTGTCGAGCGCTCCCGAGAGGTCGGCCCGGGCAATCGCATTCACGGATTCGATCGCCGCCGCGAACTCCGGCCGGCCGGCCTGCATCGTCTGGCGAAGGCGAAGGATCGGCGCCTCAAACGCCGCGAACTCGGCATCGACGCGATACCGCATCGCCACTCGGTCGAGGGGCGCGCCGGCCTCGCGGCTCAGCAAGTTGCCGCCGACCGCGCCGAGGAAGTCACCAGCTCCACTGCGCATCAGCACCGCCGCCTCAGCGGCGCCACCGCGCGCCTGAACCAGCAGCGCCGTGCGGCTTGCGTCGGCATACTCGCGCATGCCCTCAGCCGCCTCGCCGAACGCCTCCTTGAGGTCGCGGATCAACGCGGCATGCTTCTCCAGCGACTCATCGAGGGTCGGAGCACGGGACGCAAACGTCTCGTAGAGTGCTGTGGCCGCATAGGCAGCCGCGGTAAGCCCCGCCATCCAGAGCATCGTCGGATTGAGCAGGGCCGTCATAGCCTGGCCGAGGGCAGAGATGGCCCCCTTGACGCCGCGGTTGCCCATGATCGCGGTGATCTGCTCGCCCTGAGACACCAGCACCATGAACGGGGACTGGCCCATCGCCAGCATCGTGCCGACGTCGCCGATCTGGCGGGAGAGGTTCGCGGCTTCGTGCGTGCTGAGCTTGATGCCGTCTGCCGCCTGCATCGCGGCGGGGCCGGTCGCTGACAGCGCGCTGTTCATGGACGCAATACGACGGGAAGCGTCGCCCTCTACCATAGCGGTTCGGCCCATCGACCCCATCGCCGCGAAGCCCGACGCGATCTTGCCTTGGTCTACCGCCGCACGAGCTCGTGTCGTCGCGGCCGCCAACTCCTGCGTAGTGATGACGCCGGCCGACGCCATCCGCTGGTATTCAGCGATTTCTCGGGTCATCCGGTCGAATGCCGCGCCGGTGGGGTCCAACTCTCCACGCAACCTTGCTGCGGCGGCGGCCAGCCGCTCAGACTCGCGGCGGCCTTCCTCAAACACGGCCGCCGACGCGCTCGCCGTTCCAGCCCCGCGCCCGTAACCAAATCTATCGGCCATCGCCTGCTGCGACGTAGCCGCGTGCTGCGCGGCCCTCGCCTTGGCGATCTCGTCCTGACGGGCGACCTCTGCCTCAAGTGCTGAATACGTGGCACCCCGCGAGGTGGCGGCCGCGCCGCCGATGCCCATGCGGCGGTTGAGTTCAGAATGGAACGTCTCGCCGATCTGGCCAGCGCGGACGCGCGCGATATCCTCCATTCGCTTCAGTTCAGTGTCGAAGACTGCGGCAGAGTCCCGCGCCGCGGACCGCACAGAGTCCGTGACCCCGAGGAGCCTGTTGATCCCACTCTGATCAACGCTCGACGAAGGCGACCCGGCTGATGTCAGGCGCTGCCGGTTCAGTTCGATCAGGCGCTGCATATTCGGCAGGCCCTGGGCGATGCCGGCATCGAGAGCGCGCTGCGTCCGCGTATACTGCTCCATCGCCCGCACAGAAGCATCGAGAGAGCGCCGGTTGCGTTCGACAGCATCCGCGACGGACAGGATTTTGCGGGTCTGGCTGTCCGTCACGGTCGCCATCTGACCGCCGGTCGTGGCGACCGCCTGCTGCGCCTGGGCGACGCCCTGAAGGTCTGCCTTGACCCTCTCCAGCCCGTCGGAGACGCCGCGCACGGTAACGGTGCGGATGGTGTTGAGCGATGTCGCCATCAGCCCTTCCTCCCCGCCTCGTCTGCCTTGCGGCGCTGTTCCATGATCTCGGCTCGCACGGCCTCCATCGCGCGGATCAGCGCGAGGAACCGGTCGAAGTCGTCGAGATCGGTGATGTCGTAGCGGACGGCGTAGGCATGGATCGCTGTGAACGGGATCGGCCCCGCGCCGCTGAACCCTATCGACCGGTCGGTGCCGAGTTCCCAGAACGCCCGCCAGACAGACGTCAGGTGGCCGTGCAGATCAGGCCGCGCGTTCAGTGCAGGGATGTCCTGGCCTTCCTCGGCCAGCCCCTCCAGAAACTCAGCCCGCTCGCCCCAGCCGAGTTCCCAGCGGAGCGAGGCGGTTAGTTTCCCAGGTCGTCCGCGAGGTTGCCCGCGTCGCGATCGGCAACCGTCGTGGCCGCCCAGATCACTCCCTGCCGGAACGCGACGAGCTCCGGGTCGGAGAGGATCGACGTGGCTGCCTCGGCCGAGAATGCGACCGGCTCACCGGCATCGTCGGAGACGTTCCGCCAGTCCAGCAGCACGGTTTCGACGAGCAGCCGAACGTCGATGCTGTCCATCTCGGCGACGTCCTTGCGCTTGTGACGCGGCAAGGCCGTGACGAGTTCCGTCTGACGCTTCCGATGATCGGCGTTGCCGAGCCCGCGCACCTTCAGCTCGATATCGCCGAGGCCGGGGATATCGGCGACCCAGTCTCCCTTTTCGAGCTTCGCGGCGTCGATCTTCAGCGAGGACAGCTTCACGGGGTAATGTCCTTCTTCGCGCCCGCCGATACGGCAGGCTTGGGGGATGCGTCGACCGCGTGGCCCTTCGCGACGTAGAGCGCGGCCTCTGCTTCGGGGAGATTGACCGTCTGGCCTGCGGTGAAAGGCTGCCGGCCGTCCGGGCCGCCGGTGAACGTCTCGACGATGCGGACCGAGCGCATGGCGCCCGCCTTGCTCATCACGACACCGCGCGGGTGATCACGATCGAGGCCGAGTCATCGCCGCTGTACAGCGCCCGGAACGGGATATTGACCATGACGTCGGAGCCCAGGCCGCCGATGACGCGACGGCCGGAGCCGAACTTCGCGACCGGGATCTCGATGGTGTACTTCTCACTCGTCACCGTGCCGATCGTGACTTCGATCGCGGCGCTCTCGTGCGCCAGTACAGCCGCCATCAGGGCGTTGTTCTCGAAGTAGCACTCCAGATTGCCGGTGATGTCGCAGCGGCCGAGGCCGGGCTCGGTCGTGTAGAGAGAGTCCACGACCGGGCGCCGGCGGACATTGCGATTGATCTGGAACTGCAGCCGGCTCACCTTCGGTGCCGGGTCAATCGAGCCCACCGTCAGCGAACCGACGGACGCTGCCGCGGTCATGATCGCCTTGACGTTCGGGGCCGTGTAGGTCGCGCTGGTAACGATCGACGTCGCCTGCGTCTCCTTCTGGCCGATCAGCCCGAACGAGCCGGTGATAGCCTGCCGGGCCGCGATATCGAGCGAGAAGCTGTCGACCATGCAGCCGGTGAACCGGGAGAAGGCATCCGTCGTGCCGAGTTCGACGGTTTCCTCATAGGTGAAGGACCGGATCGTCATCCCGTTCTTCAGGACGTTCGTGCTCCACGTCCCGCCGAGGGCCGCTTCGAGTTCCACGTCAAACGAGCCATAGCTGAACTCGAAGTTGTACGGACCCTCGACGTCCTGCCCGAGCTGGAATTCGTCCGGGACGTTGCCGTCGGCTCGCAGTTCCTGCGAGGTCCCGGTCAGCTTGTTCGTGCCGAGCCCGGCGTTCGTCACTCGCGAGACGAGGAAGGTCGGCGTCGTCGGGGTGGTGCCGTAGGTGGACTCGGCGATACGCGCAATGCGGGTGCCGTCGGCGGTTCCAGTAGCCATGAAAGGGCTCCATCAGGTGGGACGGGCGCGTCTCACGACGGGCCAGGTCGCCTTGCCGAAGGGCGAGGTTCAGTGGGCTGACGACGGCGTAGAGGTCAGCCGAAGTAGTCGAACCAGTACGGGACAGAAATTGAGACGCTTTCGTAAGCGCCTTGATGATTGCGCTCGTTGATGACGGGCGAAGTCGGCGCCCAAATTGTCACGCCGCCGAAGGTCTTTCCGCGAAAGATCGCGGCGATATCGTCTGCAAGCTCCAGCGCGGTATCGAGATCAGTTCCACTCTCGCCGCAGACCTGAATGCGGATGGTGCCGATCTCGCGCCAGACATTCGCGCCCGGCGCGCCGAACGTCTGCTGTTCCGAGTTGGAAACCGGGTACGTCACCCGCAGGTAGGTCGACCCGTCGGCCGGCACCGAGCCGGTCGGCCACGTCGAGACGATCGGGGGAATGTCGTCCTGTTCCGCGAGCATCGTCTCGACGGCATCGCGGACGGCTTTCATCACCATGAGATCACCGATGCCTCGTGATGATGATCGCCGGCTGGCGGGTCAGGCGGTCAGTCCGCTTGACGCCCTTCTCGCGCGTCTTGGCTTTCGTCCCACCGGCCCACTGGCTGACGCCACCGAAGTTCGCCGAGCGGTAGCCAAATCGGACTTTTGCGAACGCACCGAGCCGCTTGGCTGCGATTGCTGCGACGCCCTCGTAGACGCCATCGGGCGCCTGATCGGACAGGCCACGCTCAATCTTCCGCGCATAGGGCTGCGCGTTGATGAAGACTATCTCGTCGAAGGTCGCCGGGATCGGCGTCTCCGGGTCGATCTCCACCCCATCGACGAGCAGGAAGTGCGTCCGGGCATAGGCGCCAGTCAGAACCGGCGAGTGCTGCACCAGTTGCTGACCGATCCAGCGGATCGAGTCCTCCATCAGGTCGAACTCGGCGAGGATGGTGCCGCGGGGCGAGACTGTCTCCAGCGCCGCCCCGAGCCGGCCATCGACGTAGACGCGCTTCACCGGCGTCCGGCCGAGCGCCCTAGTGTTGATGTCCTCAGCCTCGTTGATGGCGAGGCGGGCTGCATCCGCTATCGCGGCGCTCACCGCCATCGGAGACAGATCCTCGGCGAGGATCAGTTCGATGTCGCGGTCGATGCTCTCGATCCGGGTCGAGACGGCCATCAACGGCCGCCGGAAACGTGCAGTTCGTAGGCGATCAGAACGCCGCCGATCCGCCGCGTGCTGTCGTCCACGAACTCGATCGTGCAGAGCGCGCCGCGCAGGACGACCTTATCGGCGCCCTTCTCCCGCAGGGGGAGGAAGTTGCTCGGGATGTCCTCGGCGAGCACGATGACCTTGCGGCGGCCCTGCTGTGAACCGTCGTCCATCTCGTCGCTCGAAGCGTCGATGACGCGGGCGCGGACGGTGACCTCCGTCGGGATGACCGGCTCCTCGGGATCGGGTTCCGGTTCTTCATCGTCGCCCGGTGGGGGCGCCGCAGGCTGCTTCCGTTTGATCGTGACGAGTTCGCCCCCCGCCATGACGAGCCGGCGGTAGGTGGCGAGCGCCTTATCCGGGTCCATCAGGCAAACGCCACGGACCGATATGGCGCCAGCATTTCGGTGACTTCCGCCGAGAACGGGCCCATGCCGGCCTTGGATAGCCCACCGACCCAGAACTCGTGCTCGGCGACGCCGTCGACCCGCTCCCGCTTCATCAGCGGGTCGCGATCCTGCGACGACCACTGCTCACGGATGGCCGTGAGGCAGGCCATCTTCAGATCCTCCGGCACCGTGTTGAAGCCGGCCACAAACACGACGACGACCTTCCCCGAACCCCAGCGACGGTAGGTGTCGCCGTCGATGCGGTTGAGGAGCCCGTTGAACCCGTCAAGCTCGTAGTCGCCGGTTACCAGCGTCGCGCCAGCCTCGACGATACTCGTGACCGAAGCAGCAAAGCGCCGGGCGAGAACGAGGGTGCTGCTGCGGCAGTCCGGCCGGAATGTCTGCGTCAGGGTCTCCGCCCGAAGGCTCGGGACCGTCACGCCGGCAGCGGCCACACCGCACCAGCGCGAGATCATGTCCGACACCCGCAGTGCGAGCGCAGTCACGGCGCTGTCGCTCGTGTTCCCGGAGATACCGAGCGCGGCTTTCGCCTCGTCCACTGAAACCAGCGCGCGATCAGGCGCCGGCGTCGTGACGGTGAAGCTCGGGGGCATCGGACGTCACCAGACCGCGATGATGCTGGAAGCCGTGGTCGCGGTCTTCACGTGCGTCACCCGGATCGGGTACCAGCCGACCGGCACGTCGAGGAACGTGACCGTCTGGCCGCCATTCATGATGACGGTAAGGTCGCCGGTTTCCCCGATCCAGAGCGCGCGAGACGTCACGGCAAGCGGGGTATCATCGCTTTTCGAGACGACCGCAGCGTTCTCCGCCGGGGAGTTGAGGCCGGTCGTGAACGTCGAGAACGTGTCAGCCATGATCCGACCTCAGTGCTGGCGGTTACGCGGTGGCGATGATGCCGACACCACGAAGCGCGGCGAGGATGCCGTTGATCGCGGTCGCGATGCCGTCGTCGTCGGTGGCGTAGGTGCCGGACACGACGACGTCCGCGAGCGGCGCCGCCTGCGTTCCGGACGAGGGTACGAGCACGCCCCCGTCCATCTTCAGCGTGCCACGGACGACCCACTCGGTGGCGCCGGGCGAGTGATAGTTTCGAGCGCTGTATTCGCTCATGATGCTGTTCTCCTGCGAACGGGGATGCCGCGGACGGGACTAGCCCGCCCGCACGGTCATCACTGCGGCGGGTTCGCCGTCGGGGCGGAGGCCGGATTGCCGAGAACGGCGACACCGGCGATGAAGATGTTGCCACTGTCGTTGCCGCTCGGGGTCACCGTCATGCGGACGTAGCGCTTCATCCCGACGTATCCGATCTTCCGGCATTCGACGTCGTCAGCCGCGGCGAAGCCGGCCAGGGCCTCGGTGCCGACGAGATAGGCATCGGCCACGGCGACATTGTCGCTCAGACCCGAGTTGTCACCGTCCTCGACGAGCACCGCGAACGTCACGTCGGTGTCGGTATTCGTGCCGGTCACGATCACCAATTCGCAGGATTCGTACCCCGCGGTATCGATGATGGACGAGACGATGGCGGTGTTGTTGGTGCGCGCCGCGATCGGAGCGATCAGCGGCACGAAGTGCAGGTTGTTGTGAATGTCACGAGACGGCATGGGTGCCACTCCAGATCGGGATGCGGGGGCGGCGCTACTTGCGCCGGTGAGGGATGCGCCGGGCCGCCGTTTCGGCTGGCGCGGGCTTGACGGCGATCTCGGTCGGCACGTCCCGCACCGGCACGCTGACGCGATCGACGCCGTCGCCAATCAGCCGGAGCAGTTCGTCTCGATCGATGACCTCGCCGGCAGACAGCGCGAAGCCGCTGCCGACGAGGTCGGTCGTGAGCCTGACGTTCATCAGTGCAGGAGCGCCTTCACGGCGCCGGCGTCGAGCAGTTCACCGTCGAGGCGGGTGAAGCCGATGAAGCCGACCTGGCCGTAGTCCGCGTAGCGCTCGACGAGGCGCTTCACGGCGAACTCGGCGACCATGCGGACCATGTAGCGGTTCATCGCACCGAACAGGACGGAGCGATTGGTCGAACCGATGCCGGCCATCGCCTGGTTGATGGCGTAGCCATAGCCCAGGATCGTCGCCGGGGCGCCGCCACGGACGTCGGCGGGCTGCCAGATGTAGTTGCCCTCGCCGTCCTTCAGCTTGCGCAGCGCCTTCAGCGTGCCGTCGTTGAACATCCAGCGGACGCTCGGGTCGTTCCGATAGGCCGGGTCGACCGAGTGCTCGAGGTTGATCATGTCGTCAAACGAGATGGCCGAAGCCGCAGCCGCAGCCGCGGTGCCCGCCGCCGTCACGATGCCGCGCGGCTTGGAGGCGCCGTCGCCGATCGTGAGGTGCTTGTTGCCGATGCGGCCGATACGCTCCGACATCGCGTCGCGGATGATCGCCTCGACGTCCAGAATGGCATCCTGCAGCAGCTCGTCCGAAACGAGAACGACACCGGAGGTGTACTTGTAGGCGTCGAGCGTGCGGGTGCCGAACGCGACTTCCGAGGTGGAAACCTGCGTGTTCTCGGCGATCAGCGAGCCCTCGTTGGCGGTGTCGTCCATCGCCGGCATGGTGAGAGACGAGCCGGTCGCGGTCTGGATCATCCGCGTCACGCCCGGGTCCATCATCGGCCCCCAGGCCTTCAGCGACTTCACCAGCTCGGAGAGGAACGTGCCGTAGGTGAGGTAGCCGCCGGCGACGTTGTTGTTCGTCGCCTGCGCACGGTTCTCGGTGTCGCGATAGGCGCGGAGAGCCGAACGCTGCTCGGTGGTGAGACCGCCCTGGCCGAAACGCAGGTAGGCGCGGAAGGCATCGGCCTCACGCTGCTCGTCGGTGCGCTTGTCGTCCTTGCCGGACTCGGCGCGGCGATCCTCGCCCATCGGGCGGCGCTCGTCGGCGGCGTTCAGGTCGGCCTCACGCTTGGCGTGGGCTTCCTCGCGGGCGGCGCGGGCCTCGAACTTGTCGTAGTCGGCCATCGCGGCGTCGTATTCCGCCTCGATCTCCTTGGCGCGAGCCTCGGTCGTCTCGTCGGTGATCTCGTCGAGCTTGGAACGAGCCTCGGCGAGGATCTTCGCCTGCTTCTCGCGCAGTTCGGTCAGAGTAGCCATGAAAGGGCTCCATCTTTGGGACAGGCGCGCCGTCACGGCGGGCCGGGGGCCTTGCCCAAGGGCGAGGAAGGGCAAAGCGGGTACGGGGGAGCCCGTTACCTCGCCAGAGTGCGCTCGCGCAGCGCGTGCCGCATGCGGAGCTTTGCGCCGATGACCGGCGCGTGGTTCATCGCCGGGGTGTCATCGCCGCGATCGGCTTCACGCGCGGCACGATGCTCGTTCAGGGAACGAACGCCGATTTCAGTGTCCTCGTAGGCCGGGAAAGCCACAGCCGAGACCTCGTCGAACTCCAGCTCGTGGATGGTCCGCAGCGGCGGGTCGACCGTGTCATCCCAGGTCTGCTTCATCACCGTGAACCGGAATGACATTCCGCTGATGTCGCCCCGCTCGACGAGCGTCCAGAGGTCACGGCCATCCGTCGTATCCGGGACGTCGATCTCGACCTTCAGGCCGCGGTCATCTTCCGCCAGGCGGAGCGTGCCTGCCTTGGTGCGGCCGATCACGCGACCGGTGTCATGGTCGATCAGCGCGCGGACATCGCCACTGGCGATCGACTTCGAGAACGCACCGCGCTCGATCACCTCGTTGAAGTAGCCGCCGATATCGGCCACCGAACCGAACACGGCCGCGTAGCCGACCAGCGTCCGCTTGTCGGTCTCCGCCCTCGCCTCGACGCCAAGCGCGGCGCCGCGCTTCTCATGCTTCGCCATTGGCATCATCCTCGGGTTCTGTCGGCTCGGCATCGCCCGTCGGAACCGGCGCCACCGCCTGCGTTCCGAGTGGCACAGTCGCGCCCTGCACGTAGAGGCGGTTCGCCTCCGGCCCGTACTGCGGCCAGTTTTCCATTCGACGGATTTCGTTCGGCGTGTTGATGCCGTTCTGCACCGCTGCCGCGTAACCCTCGAACCGCGTCTTGAAGTCGCCGCGAAGCAGCCCGTCGACATTGAACTCGACGAAGTTCTTCCGATTGCGAGCCGAAAACAGCTTGAGGTTCAGTTCCTGCTCCCACGCCTCGACCCACTGAGTCAGCGTGTGCTTGACGAAGTGCAGATCCTGTTGCTCGGTATTCGAGAACGTCCCGTGCGTCAGATCCTGCAGGAACACCGGAGGCAGGTTGTAGGCGCGCGCGATTTCCTCGATCTGGAAGCGCCGGGCGCTCTCCATCTGCGATTTTTCAGGGTCGATGCCGACTGGCTTCAGCTCGTGCCCTGCCGGCATGATCAGGACGTTCCGACGCTCCTCGTTGGCGTCTCGGATCGCCTTGGTGATGTCTGCCGACACCCTCGGCGCGGCTCCCGACGATGGCATGGCGCCTTGCAGCACCAGCGGCGGAACGCCTCCGTTCGCAAAGAACCGCTGCGCGTAGTTTTCGAGAGCAACCGACAGGCCGATCGCCCCGCGCATCTGGTGAACCGGGTTGACGTGACTGACGCCGTCCGACTGCAGCATGTACGGGAGATCGATCACCTCGCTCGCTGCGTAAACGACCTCGCGCTTACCGTCCCGGTACCGGTAGAGCTTCCGACCTTCCTTGCGCTCGATCGTCGTCTTGTCGGTTTCGAGCGGCCACAGGTTCATCACCCGGCCGGCCTTGTTCCGCTCGATGAACGCCAGCCCTCGCCCGCGGACGAGAATGTTGACCATCAGGTGCTTGCGGAACGCGAACGACGTCCACTCCGGGTTCGGGCTGTCGTGCAGAAGGTAGTAGAGCGGGTCACGATCGGCCGTCTCGTGCCCGTCCGTCGACCGCGCGAATAGCTGCAGCGGCAGTGAGGCGATGGTGCCGGAGAGGAAGTTCACCGCACAGCGACCCGCCGGCACCTCCATCAGCGTTTCCGCCGTGACGTTCACGGTTGCGACGCTGTTCCACTCGCCCACCATTTGATGCCACGACGTGACGTCGGACAGCGGAACCGAGGGGTTTTCGAGCGACCGCGTCTCCGCCGTCTCGTCTCGGCGGTTTCGACGCAGCCATTCGAACATCACAGTACCGCCAGGCTGAAGTTGGGGTCTTCCCAAGGGGAGATGCTTGGCGCGTTACCGACCATCATCCGCCCCATCGCCATGATCAGGGCCACCGGGCCGTCGATCTTGTTCTCGTGCCGCTCTTTCCGCGGGTACACGTTGTCCTTGGACAGGTCCGGCTTCGCGACGACGTTTGAGAGCATCCAAGTCATGGCCTCGTCGCCGTCGTGTGCGATCTTCCGTGCGCGGATCAGCGCCTCGACCTCTTTCATCGGCTCCGACATCGTTAGAACGGTCTGCCGGTACTCGACGCACGGCACCCCGGCGCCCTGCAGCTCGGTCACCAGCATGGTCGCCTGAAACGGGTCGTAGGCGACCTCATCGACCTGCACGCCGTGGACCGAGCCGAGCGCCAGAAGGTCGTCGCGGATCTGCCCGAAGTCGATCATGTCGCCGTCGGTTACCGTGAGCAGCTTCTTGCGCTCCCATGCCTGGTAGTGCTCGTTCTCGCCGAGTTCCACCGTCTTCTCCGGCAGATACCAGCGGCCGAACATGGCAAACCCGCCGCCTGGCCTGCGGAACAGCAAGACCATCGCCGCTATGTCGACCTTCGATGCGAGATCAAGCCCCACAATGCAGGACTGGCCGCGAAAATCCTCCAGCCTCAGACCGGGAACCGCGCTCTCCTGCCAGCGCTGGATGTTGAAGTATGCCTCCCGAGCCTGTACCCACTCGTTGAGGTGCTTCGTCTTGAACGCCGAGACCTTGCGGGCGTTGTTGATCGCGTCCCGCTGCATCGCGCGAAGGAAGTCAGCCTTCACCGAAACGTCGAAGTTCGGGTTGGCCTTCCTCAGTGCCGCCTCAGCGGTCCAGTCGTCCTCCGGGTCGATCCCGTACATCAGCGCGAAAACGTCGTCTGCCGGGGCGATACCCTCCAGCATCCGCCGCGCTTCGATCACCGCCGCATAGCACGGGCTCGAAATGTTGCTGCCGGCCGTCGTGATGATCAGTTGCAGCGCCTGCTCACGGGCGCCCATGCCCGTTTCCATCGCGGAAACCTGATCGTCCGTTTCGTGCTCGTGGTACTCATCATGGATCGAGCAGTGCGGGGACGAGCCATCGCCCGGCTTGCCGATCAGAGGTTCAAACCTGCTTTCGTTCGCGAGGATGTGGATGTTGCTCGCGTTGACCTGGATACCGGCAGCCGCGACAAGCTGCGGTGAACGCAGCGCCATGATGCGGGCCGGACGGAAGACCTCCCATGCCTGCTTTTCACTCGTGGCGCCGGAATAGACCTCGGCACCGTGCTCGCCGTCCATCGATAGCATGTAGAGCCCGACGCCGGCCGCCCAGATGCTCTTGCCGTTCTTCCTCGGCTCCAGAATGAGCGCCTTGCGAAACCGCCGGTAGCCATCCCGCTTCTTCACCCACCCGAACAGGCACGCCGTCTTGAAGCACTGCCACGGCTCCAGCCGGATCCGCTCGCCCTTCGAAGCCCACTTGCCCTTCGTGTGCGGCAGTAGCTCCAGAAACCGGCACACCCTCTCTGCCTTGTCGGCATCGAAGCGGTATGGATAGTCCTTCGCCTTCTGCCGCGCGAGATCGTCGAGATGCCGCTGGCACGCCAGTCGGACCCATTTCCCCGCCGGAATCTTTCCCGCCGTCACGTCGCGGCAATATCGTTCGGCCGCTGCGACGTGCGGGTGCTTTGCCATCGACTACCCCATCAGAGCGGCGAAGGGGTTCGTCTCCTGCTGCTTGGTAGCGGAAACCTTCGACCGTGCGGCCGGCGTCAACCCCAGCTCTGACAGCAGCGAGTGCGCGTGCCGCATCGCCTCCGATCGCTGCGCGACAACCGGATGACCGCGGATCATCTGCTTGACGACCCGGCCCTCGCCGTCGAACTCCTGCGACGTGATATAGGTCCGACCACCATCCTCGACCATCGCAGTCGTAATCTCGACCTCCTCGAGCCGGGAGGCGCACTGCGCGAGAATGTCCCCGTCTGCCGTCGACAGGTAACCCATGCCCTCGATAAGGTCGCACAGCCCCACGTAGATCGCCGCCGCACGGGACGACAACCAAGCCGGTGCGACCGGCCTTCCCGCCGGCGCATCAGGTTCGTTCGGGTTGGCACGAGACGGCCGCTCAGTCCCCGCGACGACCTTCAGTTTCGTAGGTTTGCGAGGGCGTCCTGCCGGCATCAGATTTCGTCCCGATTATGGCTGCGCAGGATTTTGAC